TTGTTTATCGGTGATAGCAATATGGAGCAATACTATCCACGGATAGACAAGCTCATTTCCGAAAAACCATCCGCGTATCAAACTGCAATTTTTGCCACGGCCGGTGGTTGCCTCCCAATTCCACATGTTGTGAATGAAAATGACCACGGGATTGATCGGACCATATGCAATGGCTTTACCGAATTTGTACAGGACAAATTTTTGAATGATCCCGAGGTCAATACTGTAGTTATTTCAGGATTATGGGTGAGCTATCTTTCATCTTCCCTGCGCTGGTATGAGGACGGTAAAACAAGTGAAATTATTCAAATCCGAAACCACGCCTATTGGGCGGCGATGAAAAGTCTGAAAATTTATCTGGATTCTTTCAAGAAGCGGGGAAAGCGAGTTTATTTGGTACTCGGAATTCCAACGTCAACTCAACTTGATCCTAGAAATTTAATCAGGCGTTCACTTGCAGACTTTCCTTCAGTGTTTCGAGTGAGCAAGGGAGGTTTAAGCAAATCTGATGACTTTTTCGAATCGTATCTTCTTATCGAAGAAGACATGAGGGCGATAGCACGCGAAACTGGCGTCACAGTTTTGGCACCACTCCAATACTTATGCAGCCAGACCGAATGCCCAGCGACGGACGAAACTGGAATGCCTATCTATAAGGATCAAGGACATCTGGCTCCATATGGTGCTAGAAAATTTGCTACCTTTATCGATCAGACGTTGCAACCAGAGAGAGCTGCGCCTTAGGTACCGTAGGGGTATGCCGGACGATAAGGAAACGCCATTCCAGCATCGCCGGCCGGTGCAGAAACGATCGCCCGCAGAGCCGCGTCGTATTCCTGCCACTCGGCCGGATATTTCACACCTGCCTTTGCACAGCGGATGGCAACAAGATCGCTACTGTCAAGCGCAGTGCGGGCCTGAAGTTGTACAGCCCTCCACAGCTGCGCCGCGGACGGCTCCAGCAATTGCGCAGCCTCCGCTTCCGAAATTTTCTTGCTGCCAGGCGGAAGCAGGTAGGCGAATGCCTCGCTCTCCAGTTCATGCACTTGGCCGTTCGGGTCTTTGTATTTTTGCATTTCAATCCTCAACGAAGTTCGGCCCAGTCGGTCAGCGTTGCCGATCCGCCAAGCGAAAGGGAATAGGAGAAGCCAGGAGGCACAACGGTCCAGGTGCCAAAACCTTGACCAGTTGCCGATGCAGAACCGTTCACGCTGGCAGTTCCAACGCCGCCCACATTGAACTGCACATTGCCACCACCGCTTGAGGTGCAGGTGGCTCCAACCAGAATCGGCCGTCCGGTGGTGTTGTAGTAGGTAGTCCCGGCAGATCGGGTCGGGTGTTGCCAAGTCTGTCCATAGCCAATACCGGAAAGCGCGCTAAGTGCAAGCCCGCCCGTGCCCTGCACCAGAGATGGAGCTGAGGCCCAGGTCCCGGCGGTCACACAGGAGATATCCAAGAAACCAACGACTCGATACGGTGAGTTCGCTGAGACTGCGCTGGCTGCGTAGATCACTCCGGACGAGTTAGCACCTGCGCTTATGGTCGTTGGCGAAATAAGATTGGTTTCATCCAACTGCAGACCGCCGGCCATATTCACTACGCAGAGTACAGGGTTACCTCCGTTATATGCCACGAGAGAGACTAATCGGCTAGTCTGTCCTGATACCATCCCGAGCGTCGCACCTGATGGCACAGTGATGCTATTTCCGGGGATAGCTATCGCGGCAATAGGTGCTCCGTTGCTCAGTGACGAATTCCGAAAGTCGAGCGTCCCCCCCGCATATGAAAGCGTCAGCGCGTTCGAAGCGACACTAGCTGATATTGGTTGAATTTTGGCATTGGCAAGCTTTCGCAGCGCATTGACATAGTTCGCCTCCAAGGTGGAAATATCACCATCGTCGTTGGCATCCGATCCGCTGTAATCAGCGATCATCTGCCCAATCATGGCTGCAATGATGCTGGACTGTCGCCAGACCTTGTTCAGTTGGGCAGATTGGGCTGTCCCAGAAGAAAATCCCGATGTGCGCGCAGCCAGACCCGAATACGTCACTTGGTCGATGACGTTGGCACCGCCACCGGTACCGAACGCGAGAAATTGATTGACTCCCATATTCTTCCTTTAAAGAATTCGTGCCCACGCACCGGTATCAAAACCGGCCACGTATTGATTGTTCATATCGAAGCCGAACAACGGTGCCCCATCAACCGTTGTGACAACCGAGATGGAGACTCTGACGCCCTCTGGCTTGATGGGGATGTAGTTACCAGAGAGAAGCGCCAAGAAAACTGGAGATGGGATCTTTCCAGATACCCCGATGGTCATCGACATGTCCTGATGGTCCTCGATGAACACGTGCGTGCTTGAATCGAAGATGCTGTTCAGGATTGCGGCGGATCCCTCCAAGGTACCGTCCCAGTGGTTTGCCCCGATCTTGGCCTTGATGAGCAGGCGGTACGTGTCATCGTCCAATGTCGTGAGACCCGTATCCGGATCAAAAGGCCCCTTCCACACGCCCTGGTCAAATCCGAGACCAGCAATATCGAATGAAAAGTAGACGCCGGCCAGCGGTACGGTGATGTTCCGCGATATGCCTACCCATTCACCCACCGCATCGAGCTGGACACCAATCGCCTGATCCAGGTCAAAGTCAAATGGCAGAGTGGAAAGGAAGTTGACCCCGTCAACCATGGGCTGACAGATGGTCTCAACCACGGCCATATATTTCGGCTTCTGGTTGTGTTCCGATGTGATCAGGCCCGTGTAGTCGCTGATATCTGCCATGTCATGTCACGTTGAGGGTTATGGAGGCGAGCGTGGCGCTGGCCGCCTCATTGAACAGCAGCGAGGCATCTGGCGTACCAGCACCATGAGGACCTGTCAGGGCCAGCGAAACGATCTTGAAGGTCGACGATCCAGCCACCGACTTCGCGGCAGAAATACAACTATCCCATTCGACGCAAGCCGCCTGGCCACCACCGATTCCAGTTCCGTTGATGTAGTCCACGATGGCCTGCTGGGCAGCCTTTCCGATCAGAGATGTGTATCCGTTCAGCGCCTTGATGGTCAGGACTACAGTGATAGGAGCATTCGTCGGCCGGAAGTAATTGATGGTGATGGGACGACCATAGATGTCGGTTACGACTTGGGATGTCGTGCCATAAGTGCCGCTGCCCGGGGTCTTCTTGGCAGCGATCGCATTGGCGATGGCCACTGAATCACCGCCCTCTACTACCAGCGAAATCGAGTGAGCTGGTATGCCGTTGCTGTCGGTGCTGTTAGTGTCGTTCTCGTAGCCACGGTACCGGGTTACACCGGACACGCCGGCAACCGCGCCCACGATCCCCTCGAACACTGTCAGTGAGGGTATTGCGGTCGAGATCTTTTGCCGCGAACGGAGAGCCGCATCGCTCTCCACCTCGGCACCAGGTACCGCGTCAGCAGGATTGGTCACGCTCTGCCAGCCCCGCGTGGGCGTGTTGATGGTGGTGATGGTCCCGGCCGGAGCCGACACGGCACCGATGGCCGCGCAGGTCGCGGTGACGGTGATCAATCCGGACGGCGGAATGGTCACGCTGGCCGGCAAGTTCCAAATATTGTTGTTCTGATCCCGGACCGATCCGCCGTTGATGGTCACGGCCTGGCCGGTGATCAGCAGATCGACAGTCGAATAGCTGGCGCTGTTCTTCTTGATCCCGTTGATCTTCACGTTGCTGGCCAGCGCCTCATTTTGTGCAGTCGATGGGCTGAACGAGCGATAAATCGCGATCGACACAGAATTGGCATCGTTGATCGCCGCGGCGAAGACGCCCAGGAGCTGGCCGTCCTTGCTATCGTTCTCCAGATAGGTGTCCTCGCCGTAGATCGCACGATACTTGGTCTTGAGAAAGTCCAAGATATCCGCATAGGTCGGTGCCGTGATGCCATTGGCGTCGATGGTCGGTGCAGTCGTCGTGATCACAGTAGGCTCTGGACTTGGGTTGATCCGTAGATGGTGTCGATGGTCGCGTTGACCGAGAGATTGCGCGTATCAGCGCTGACGGAGCTGCTGTAAGCGGTCAGCCGCAATACACCAGGCGTGCGCAGGATCCGCTGCCTGATGGCGGCGTCGTAGGTGGTGGCCGTGTTCTTCCCCAGCACCTCGGTGCTCCACGGCGTTCCATCGCTGGTATCCACGAACCACTCGCCCTTGAACAGTTGCAACCGGGTGTTGACGGCCTGGGCGACGGCCTCTGGCGAGTCCGTCAGAAAGTCGAGTTCTTGCCTGCCGAAGACGTAATCGCCGTCGGCATCCTCTTTTCTGTACCGCATGGGAATCCTCAGTTGACGCTGCTGGTCGGGTTGCCGGCCGTGGTGGTGGTGTGGGTATGGGTGTCATCCACGCGCTTGCCATTGGCAGAGATCTGGCCGACCACGTTCAGGATGCCGGTGAAGATGGCGGCGGCCCCGCTCGTCGCCGAACCAACCATACCGGCGATGAAGGTAAAGACACCCTTCACCAGAACCGATCCAGAGAAGGAGCTGTGCGGTGCCACCACATCAAAGCCACCTGGCGCGACCACCTTAATCTCTCCGGTACCGGGGTTCAGGTCGATGAAGGTTGCTCCATCATCCGACCGGAGTTGCGCACTAGTGGTGCTGATGTTGGACAGCGCACGCGGCTGAGACCGGAAGCCGAGAATGGCGAAGCCATCCGACAGATCGTGCATGCGCAACTCGGCCTGCTCCTGGATCCCTCCAGACTGCCACCAACTATCTATGCAGCGGGAGGCGAACACCACCAGGCACTCATCACCCTGGGCAACGGGGAAGGTCATGCTGCAGCCGCCCGCACCAGGGAACTGCACGGGGCAGTCCAAGAGCAACGGAAGTTGAACGCTGGCGATCGTCCCGCCCAACTGGCGGACCAGCATCTTGATAGTGGGCTGTGCAGAGCAAGTTTGCGCATCCGGGTCAAATGACTCAATAATGCAAGGAAGCGCCGTCCATATCCCGCTGCGCATGCCGTCAAATGCCTCGCGCAAGGCGGTTTCTGGGTCCGCTACCCGTTCTCGTCTATCCATGGAGTCGGTAGAAAAATCGAAGATCGTTGTCACTAACCAAACTTCTTGATGATGGCCACGTCGGCGGGCGGCACCGTATGCTTGTCTTTGAAGCTGTCCGGGAGGACCGTCACATCGGCCGCCAAGCAAATTACATCGGTATAGAAGTCCTGGCCGCGCGTATCGCCATGGTGCTCGGCCGTCATGACGTAATAGAAGCCGTCATCTTGAATCTTGGCCTGCTGGCCCACCCGAAAGTTCTGCGCCTGCTGCAGAGTATTTAGGCTGTATTCGTACCGCTGGATGCTTTTGTTATCCAGTCGGATCAGCTGGCTGATTTTCACGTATGGATTGAGCAGCATCTTCACCGTGATGCCATTCTGTGTTTGCTCCGGCAGGCCGATCATGCCCGTCTCCGAGGTGATGACCGGGATCAGCCCTGGGCGATAGGACGTTTCTGGCACCAGCTGCACCTTGCCATCCTGGATACTCCAGACCGCTTGCGCAGTGCGCGCCGCGCCGCGCATGAAATCGCGCGCCATGCCGAACATCACCTTCCCGCGCGGTAGCGGATTCTTCGGCAATTCGAACATGTAATCTAGACTGACGCCAAACGGTGCCATCGCAGTGCATGCGGCCTGGACATGCTGCTCCACGGTCGACCCAGCCGCGAGCGACGTGTTGACCACGGCAAAGTTATAGGCGCTGTCGCCATCGGCCGCCGTGATGTCCAGGTAAGTATCGGTCTGATTTTCCCGACCACGCCGGACCTGCTTCACGCTCCCATCGAAAATGATGCCGTAGTTGCCGGCATAGCCCGCCTGCAGCACGATGCGCGTGAACTCCTGTTCAATGCGCTGCCGGGTCGTCTCCGAGACGTTGTAGACACGTGCACGCAGCGAATTCGGCGTCTGCAGATCGCCGCGCCTCACATCGAACACGATGCGCAACTCGGACAGGTCCAGCGCTGCACCGGCGTCCTTGCCGACGATCAGCGAGATCTTACGGCCATATTGCGCAACGCTCATCCGGATCTCCAAAAACAAAACCCCGCCGAAGCGGGGTTCCTGTGGGTTACAAATCTATTCAGTCTGGCGGGTCCATGGTCAGCAACGAAAGCTGCCTCGACTCGCCATACATAGAAGCATGGTTATCGCTTATGCACTTCTGGTCTTCAGCGGTCTCGGTGCGCGAGAGATATCTGTCGCATAGGCCAATGCCCTGCTCCAGTTGCAACATCGACGCATACCGGCTGCGGCGGACACCCATGAAGCGGTTGATATTGCCCTGCACTACCGTGGGCGACACGCGCCGGTCCACTCCGATTTCCAGAACCTTGTGTTGCATCGGAAGGCGGTCGCGGGCGGTCGTGTGCTTCACGCCTAGGCGCGCCTGCTTAAAGGCCTTCACCAGATTGACCTTCAGTTGTCGGACTTTCGCAGTGTTGCGCGAGAAAGTCAGGAGCAGGTAGCACTGGTCTTCGTTCAGGAGCGCAAATTTTTCCTTTTGGCCAGTCTTGCTACCAATCAAAGGTCCGGTTTCAAACCGGACCTTTCCCAATTGCTCAAAGTCGGCTTGGTAATCCTTTACCATCTCGTAGACGTTTTGGTGCTTCCTGCCGAGCTGATCGGCCATCGCACGGGTATCCACCCGCGCCTCACCCTGGACATTCGCCAACTGGATGGTCGTCATTGCACACCACCTTTCGCCAGCAGGGCATAGGCCCGGCCCAGCAGTTCCGCCGACTGCTTCGAGAATTTCGTCGTATCCATGAACGCCCCCTCAGCCGGCAACTGCCATGCGGTTGAAGTAGGCCAGGCGCTCTTGAGAACTCCCTTGCCACGGATATGCCTGGGCGTATGCCTGCGGAAAGGTGAATCCGACTTTACGGGCTACCTCCCACGCCGACATCGCGCCCTCGATGAAATGATCGTGGAGTGCGGCCCCCATATTCGGGTTCAGGCTGCGGATTGCGTCACCATGAGCGGACCACCAGGCCCGCAACCAGAGCATGTGGTTGCTCAAATGCATCAGCGTGTCATGGTCCAGGCTTGGCGACTCGGCACGTGGATTGGCTGCCACGCCCTCAGTCCAGTATTTCCAGAGGACGTCATCGCACTCGTTTTGGTACTCGATGACCTTGGCGCGGATGGCTACATCGATGACCTTGCGGGGCTCGATCGACATCAGCCAGCCGGGAAGCTTGCGCAGGGCCATGCACGTGACAGCCCGCCGCTGATAGTCTCCCGGAAGCTGCATGGTCAACTCGACCACGGATGAACTAAACCGGGTTTCAGTCAGCTTACGATGCTGGGATTTCCAGTCAAGGCCAATTCCCCGGACGACCGGCCGCATGGGCACATATGGCTGATCTTCGTGGCTCACCAGATACAACTCGGAGCCGTGAAATGGGACATGTATCGGCTGAATTTGACCGGCGTGCGCCGGCAGACTATGATGCCGCATAGTGGTTCCTCTCTAAGGGTTTCACTGCACTTCACGCCTCAACGGTTGCCGCCGTTGGGGCGTTTCTCTTTTGGGCGTTCATGCATTGGCGCAAAGCCGCGACCAGCATGGAGTTTTTCGAGCGGCCATCTCGTTCTGCTTCCTCTTTCAGCCACAAGTCAACATCTTGGGGAAGACGATATTGCGATCTGATCACGTCATTCATAAGACCTCCTTTGTCACTACGCAGTCACTATACGAAAGTGACACGGTAGTGTCAAACTCTTTTTATGGAAGATACCTACCGTTCTCAATTTCGCCTGCCTTACGCGCTTTACGAACTCCTGAAAGCCGCTGCAGACGCCAACAAGCGATCCGTCAACGCGGAGCTTGTTTCTCGCCTGGAACAGTCGTTCTCGCCAAGTCCAAGTTTCGACTTCGATATGGCCCAATACGCGACGCTAAAAGCCGACATCATCAAAGACCTTGTGGCCGAGTTGGAAAATCAGGGGAAGATCTCAAAACCTTGAGCGGTCGAGGTTTTTCTTAAAATTACTAAAGCGCAAGATAGGGGTAGACCTGCGTGGTCAACTTGACCACACAGGTATCACCAAGATGGTGATGCCTTGGTCTGAAAGGCAGTGAAGGCATGGTCATCTTGACCATGCCTTGGTCGAGTGGCCAGCAAAGGCGTGGTCAAGATGGTGACTCAGCCCGAGCGCCCCTTGAACCGTGATCAAGTTGATCACCGTTGAAATATCTGTTGCTAAGAAGTTACCCAATACACATGGGACCCGACTCCGAGATCCTCAAAGGTCGGCGTGTCGTCTGGGTCCACTGAGCCCTGAACCCAGAGGCGGCCAGCGAAGCCCAGATAGTCGTATTGCTCCAGCAGGTTGCAACCTGTCACAAGCGGCATCCCACTGACCAGCGAGTTGCCGTTCGCATCGGCGATATCCAGCACCCAACCAGCACCGCCAGCCGCCCGGTACTGCAGGGTCATCTGGTAGGTGACGGTGCCCAAAGTGACGGAGAACTTTTGCGGCGTAGGGTCGAGAGGAATCTCAAAAAAATTTGGCATCACATGTTCTCCGGTGCAACGGTTCCACCCGGTGCCGGAGTCGCGGGCAGCGCAGCCTTCACCCCAGTGTTCTCAGTTTCCGCAGTCTTGGCGGGCTGAGCCTGATCCGATCTAGCCGGGAGTGACGTGACCCTCGTATCGACGATACGCACTGCCTTGAAGGTGGCTTGCGCCATGAGCGCGTTGCCCGTGCGGGGGTCCCGCTTCACCACCAGCGACTTGAAAAGCATGCTGTCGTAGATCCGCATGCTGGTCATCACGCTGAACGGCCGCGCCGTCTCCTGGAGCTCCAGCAGCTGCGAATAGACCAACTGGATGTATTCGGACGATGGCAGCGCACCGCCAAAGAAAGTACCTTCGGCGGTGCTCAGGAGCGCCGCATAGTCCGAATTGCTCCATCCACACTGTATGGTGACCACTGGATTTCGCTTGAAGGCGTGATCGGCGATCTCAGCGCCCCGCTCCACAGGATGCTCCGTGACCTGCATCTCGTCCTCATGGGTCTCCTCGACGGCCACCTGAATGGCAATCGCCCCGATTTTCTTCGGAGTGATGAGAACGTTGTCCAGAATCACTGAATTGCCCCTTGCAGGTTTCTCACGATGTCAGCGTTGACGCCGCGCTGCGCGGCCGATACGGATTGCGCAGCGCTGTTGGCATCGGCCACGCCGTAGATGTTGATATTGGTCTGCTGAGCCAGCTCGACGGCGGAGGCTCCGCGACGTGCGGCCTTACCCTCCGTGTCGCGCGGCCGCTCGTAATACCGCGACACGATATCGCCAGCCTGCTGTGCGTTTTGCGCCGCCCGGAGCAACTGCCCCGCGCGCTGCTCCGCCCCCTGTGTCAGCTCGTAGTTCACGAACTGCAGCTGTTCCATCAGGTTGGATTCACGGATGTCCTTACCGGACCAGGCGCGGAAGTTGGCTTGGCGATCTGGGTGCCACTGGGCCACGCCATAGGCGCTGCCGCTGTCGCCAGTAGCAGCGGGGTTCAGGTTGCTCTCGGCGCGAAGATTCGCCACCAGGCCGACCGCTTGCGCGTGAGACCAGCCCATGCGCTGGAAGAAACCGACCGCGTCTTGTGCGTTTGCGGGAGGCTGCTGACCAGGCTGGATGCCGGCCGCTGCCCGTCGCCGGGCGAGCTCCTGCTCTTCGCCTGAGTTCAGGTCGCCGCTATGCAGCAGCAGGCCCAGTCCCACGCCGGCCCTTGCCAGCCATGGGAACATCCTGGCCAGCAGGCCGCCACCAGCTGCGGCACCTGCTGCAGCGCCACCACCGCCAGCTGCCGCCCCGGCCACCGCCGAGGCCGCGCCCATCGCCCGCAGTGCCGTCACCATCTTCCAGATGCCCGCGACCAGCTGGAAGCCGCCGAGTACCTTGAACGCAGCAATCGCCACCAGGATCTTCGTGCTCCAGCCATCAGTCGCCTTGTCCAGGCTGACAAAGATGTCGGCGATGGCGGCCAGCGGCGGCCCCATGGCGGCAGCCGCATCGATGATCGCAAGAGCGATCGAGGCGACCCGGTCAGCGATGAGCGGTGAGTTCTTCTCGAACCATTCGCGGAAGGCCTGCAGCTTCGGCCCGATCTTCTGGACCAGCGCGCCTTCCAACCGGATGGCAAAGTTTTCAAAGGTCGTTCCCAGATCCCGAAGCTGGATCATGAACAGGTGAGCATCCTCAGCGGCCTTGTCCAGGCCGTTGTTCTTGGACATCTCGCGGTACTGCTGCATGAAGCGGGCGAAATCGCCATTGCGCATGGCCAGCAGCAGGTTCTGGTCAATGCCAAGCACGTTTCCATACTGCGCTGCCAGCCAGGTAGGACGCTTCCCAAGCTCCTGGCCGAGGTCCGACAGAATGTCCACCGTATCGCGCAACTGGCCGTTGGCGTCTCGCGTCTGCACGCCGATGGACTGCAGATAGCCCTCGCCGGCTGGGTTCTCACGGAGAAACTTGGCCAGATTCTCGACGGTACCGAGCGCAGCTTGGCTGCTGATGCCCAGGTTCTTGGCCGCGTACTCGAAGGCCTTCAGGCTGGTGGCTGCGGCACCGGTGCGCTGGCTGACGAAATACAGGCCTTCCAGCTTGGAGGCCAGGGCCGATACTCCAGCCCCAATGGTCAGCGCCGCGCCCTGGATGGTGGAGACCAGGCGCACTACTCCCTTGGTCGCTCCATCCACCCCATCCTTGAAGTTCTTCAGGCCTTTTTCATCGACCTTGAAACCCAAGGCGACCAGGAATTCCTTGATGATAGCGGTATCAGCCATTGTCTTCATTTCGCGCCCGGCGGCGCGCCTCAGCTTCGTTATCGGCCTTCACGGCCATGGCGTCGTTCATCAGTGCAATGTCGTGGAGACCGAGCGTGCCATCGATGATGGATTCATACCGGCAGACCCCGGCCAGCGCCGGCGCCAGCAGCCAGTCCTCACCATCCGGCAAGGACATTAGCCAGCTGGTGTCTCCGGGCTGCCCCCTGGGCTTGTAAGCAGCCCTTGAATAAAAGGGCCCAGGTTCACCACGATGCAACGCACGGTGAGCGGGAGCATGACGCCCAGATCAATGTCATCGAACATCGGGCCCTTGGCCTGCTCGTTCCAGGCAGCGGTCCAGCCATACTCGTTCTTCCGCTGGACAGCTGCCATGCAGGCGTCCATCACGTATTCCGCGTCCTCGTCGTTCATCTTGGCCAGGGCATCGGCAAACGGCTGAAGCACTTCAGCCAAGCCATCCAGATCGGCAGAGATTCCGCCGCCAGATTTCACGCGGGTGAACACGGGAATCAATTTGGGGATCAGGGGCGCGATGCGGCGGGAAACGTGGAACTGTTTCTTCGCCGACATCTTGCCAATGGAATAGGCCTTCCCGGCCACTTCAAGTTCTACGCCCATGATCAGTAGATACCCAGAATAGAGTCGAGCTTAATTACGTCGAAGACCCAGGCCACTATGTCGCCATCCTTGGCGTATTTCATGTCTGGAGCCTTCTTGAACGCGCACTGGCGGCCGGCATGCACGTCGCCGCTGGCTGAGTTGGTCACAGTGATGATGTTCTTCCCGTGGAGGCGGCTATCCAGAGTCTGGGCATTGTATGCAGCCATCAACTTTGCATTCACCGGCGCGGTCTTCAGGTAGCGCAAAGTGATCTGACCGGATTTGTCCCCATGCAGGCTGTGCATACCTTCACCATCCCCGGCCACGGTCATGGTGTTCTTGTCGCCGTTACGCACGATATCGATGCCCTCTTCGGCAACCGCCTCGCCATAGCCAAGCGAAAATTTGCCAGACGGACCATTGAACGATGCCTGGACATCCAATAAGGAATAAGTTGCCATGTTTCAGCCTTTACTTAGCGGTTGACGTTGATCAGGATGTCGGCGGTGTGGATGGCACCTGCTTCCTTGGCCGCAATCTGGAACGGCACCGACTTGCGTGCCTCGCGGTTCGATTGCGACTGCGATGCAATCGGCGGGGTGTAGACGTAGTAGCCCTTGCTCAGGGTGTCGCCCTGTTTCAGCACACCGAAGCCGCCAGCGTTCCACACCCCAGGTGCCAGATAACCGTTGTTCACAGCCGCTTCGCACGCACCCTCGATAACCGAAGCGATCAGGGCGTTACCTGCATCGGTCTGCGGGATCTTGGTCGTGCTCTGGTACAGCAGGTTGTAGACGTCGGTCTGCACGCGGTTCTGGAACCAGATCGAGTTGTAGATCGAGTCGATGTAGATGCCACTGGGTGTGATGCCGTACTGCACCACCGCCGTGTCGTTGTTGTATTCGACAAACACGTTGATACGCTTGGCCTGCAGCGTGTTGGCCTGCGTCGTGGTCAGGGTCTCGGCAACGATGCCGGGCTCCTGCTTGTACATCAGGGTGATCGTCGTGTTGTTCGCGTCGAAGTCCGTGGTCAACAGGCGCCCCAGCAGCGATGCACCAGCGAACGGCATGCTGGAGAACTGCCCGAACGAATACTTGTAGGACTTGGCCAGCATGCGGCTGGCAATGTCGGTGGTGCTGGTGGGATCCAGGACCGCGGCCGTGGAGGTCGAGACTGCATGGAGGTGCTTCTGATCGGCCTCGATCAGGTCACACACTGCGATCAACTGGTCATCGGTCAGCGAGGTATCGGCAAACGCCAGGCCAAGGAACTGATTCGAGAAGCGATCCAGGAACAGCGACACGCAGGCATCCGGAGCCTCGGCGACGATCCCGTCTACCGGTGCCGGCGCCACACCGCTGGTCATGCCCAGCATGGCGGAGATGTCGGTACCGGATCCGGTCGCGCTGGCATAGCTGACCTTCGAATTGGCACCGGTGGTGGGCGAGGTGATCACAAACTGAGTGCCGTTCCACACGCAGACCGCGCCGGCCAGCGCCGTAGTGATAATCGTGGCCACGCCGTTCAGGTTGGTCACTCCGGAGAAGTCGAGCGCAGAGAGCGTCTTCACCGTCCCGTCGATCGTGACGCGGAAAGACCCGGCCGTCACGGCCTTCCACAGGGTCAGCTCCTGCTGTGCGGTGGACAGCGCGGCCCCACGCAAAAGGCCAGCGGTCGCAGTCTTGGCCCAACGGCCAATGCGCAGTTCGGACGGCTGAGGCGTTTGCTGGAAATACAGAAGCGCAGCCTTGTATTCCGGGTCAGTCGTACTGAAGTCGCCCCCCCACCTCGGTGATCGATCCGTAGGAGCGCATGCGCTCAGCGGTATCGATAACGGCCGTTGCGCCCAGGAACAGCGCCGTGTTCAGGTTCGCGCCTTGGGCCGCCGCTGGCGACATGTTGATGGTGACGTTGATCAGACGCGACACGGGCAATCCATTGCTCATGGTGGCCTTCCTTTACTCGGTGATGGTTTGATTCGAGGTGATCGGCACACTGCCGTCGGTTTGTGTCTGCACTTGGGCAGAAAGAAGATTCAAAACTGGGTAGCTGCGCTGGATCTTGCGGCGCAGCCTGATGCTCAAGTCATACCGGCGAATCCACTGCTGGTTCACCAGATCTGGCACGGCGCGGATGACTTCGGCATCGATGAAGCGCATACCCTGCAGCCCGATAGCCTCATTGTTCTGCGGGATGGTCAGCCCATCGGCCAGGGCCTGCGCGAGGCCCTTGGCGCCAGGGCCATAGAAGCTGCAGAGCACGGTCAGGTCCTGGTGACGGATATAGACGTCGTTGCCCTGGCCAGCGGGGTCATGCTGGAGGGCTGGCCCGGCATCGTTCTGCTGGCTCATCACGCCGAAGGCGCACCAGTTCACGCCAGGTTCAGGCTGTTTCGGTACCGTGGGTTGCCATCGTGGGCGCACCATGGCGCGGGGGAGACCTGAGATGCCGGCGATCATGTCGTGCAGCAGGTTGTCGAGGTCGTCGTCGTCCAGCGGCGGCGAGGCAACAGCCGGCACCAGGTAGCCGCCTGTTGCGCTCGTGTTCATGGTTTATCCGGAGAGTGGTTTCAGGTCACAGGTCGCAGCGACGAAGCCGCGACCGAAGTGGGAATAGTTGTTCACGTTCGAGACCGTGTAGCGGGTACCGCTCCAGATCACCTCATCGGCATCACGGCCGGCACCACCATCCTGCAGGCGGAAGATCGTGTGGATCGTGATGGACCCGACGATCCGGCTGCCTTCGGCGATCCGCTGCAGCACATCACCACTGTCGCTGGTCACCACGCCGGCAAATCGCGTCTGCGTCTCGGTGTTCGTGGCCCGGCCATCGTCGCCGACCACCTGGTCCTGGCGACAGCACATGATCCCCGTGTCCATGAAGTCAGGATCGAGCAACACATCGGTGACATCGAGCAGCGCCATGTCATTTTTTCTTTCGTATCACGTAGGTAATTGAGTTGCGCAGCTGGCCAGTGTCGATCAGCGGCTTCGCATATTCGGTGCTGGGCTCCATGCCGCCGGCGCGCCGTTCCAGTTCCAGAATCGCGCCCTTTCTGCCGCGCCGCGCGCGCTGGCGCAGGGTGGCTTCGGAAAGGGCTGGTCCGATACCGCTGTTAATCCGCGCACGCACCGCGTTCTGCGCTTCCAGGCCAGCACGCCCCATATGGGTCTCGGCACCGCTCTTGTCGCCGTCCAGGGCCGCTGATGCGGCCTTGCCCAGGCGCACGGCCACCTTGCCCTGCACGCTGGCCACACCAGGGACCAAAAACGGCCGAGCTGGAAGATTGTGCTCGGGCATGCCTGTCTCTTGCATGTAGCCGATGACAGCATTGCTCGGGGGCGGCATACCGCCGTCATCGTCCGGCTCACGCTCCGGCGCACTGTCAGGGATGCCGACGAGCACGTCCTTGCCCGCCAGATCATTGATCGCCTGGAGGACCTTTGCGAGGTTGTCTATCTTGATGAAATCGGGCATGGCCGCCTTCCTGGCGGCCGGGCGCTATACCTGCAGGCCGCCAGCGCCGAAGAGTTTTGCGAGGGAGGCGTATCGAACGCCGTACGTCGTGAGGTTCCAGAAGCCGGCACCGTCGACCGTGGCGGCGTTGGTGTCGTAGCTGGCGCTGACCTTGTCGACGGACTTGCTCGACTGTGGCCCGGTCATCAGGCCTGGCACGCCACCGACCGAGGTGGCCAGTTCGTCACGCCTTGCCAGCACCAGGTGGTGGGCGGTGACCAGTTCGACGCCCTGGTCGGCCAGCCCACCCCAGCGCACACGGTTGACCAGGTTCTCAGCGACCGTCAGCCAGAACGTGACCTGAGCATCAGGATAGATGCCTGCATCTTCAAACTCTGGAAAGTGCTGCCTGAAAGTCGCTGAGTCCATGGTTTTCCGTCACTTCTTGCTGTTTTTGGTGCCGTCGGCCTTCGGCTCGGTCGCCTTCTCGCGCTCGGCCACCGCGACCTCACGCGCATCCACCGCGCTGGCCTTGGCCTGGACAGCGGCTTCCGCGTCTGCCAGGGCCAGGTCGCGCTTCTCCAGCGCTGCGGCCTTGGTCTTGGCGGCTTCCTCCGCCTCGGCCAGCGCCTTCTCGCGCTCGACCAGAGCGGCCTTCTCGGCCTCCAGCAGCTCCAGCTGCTTGCGCAGGTCCTGCTCGCGGCCATCGAGCTCCACCAGCAGGGCGTCGGCGGCCTGGCTGTCCTCGGACTTGCTCTCGCCCGGATCCTCGCCGGTATGCAGTTTCACATACCAGTGATTGACGAGCGCAGAGTCAACCTCATGCGAGCCGACCCCGAAAGCCTTCTTCTCCTGACCTTCCAGGAGTTCGAAGGGCGTATGGACGTAGATTTTAGCCATGTGCCCTCTCCTTAGATACCGTCGCGGTAGGCTGCGGTGACGCCGTAGCGCCATTCGATCTGGCCGATACGCTCCCAGTATGTGGTGATCTGGAACAGCGAACGGTATTCCAGCGGAGTGCGCTGCAGATCGGTCATGGGGAACTGGACGTACTTTTTGTCGTCGTTGTACGCCACCATGCGGTCGACCGTGCCCAGCTGGCCCAGGGTACCGCCAGCGCCAGCGCCGATCAGCCACTTCAGCTCCAGGATCTGCAACTTGACGCCCTGCTGCGTGCAGATGTTGTTTTCCAGGATGTAGGTCAGGATGGACTTGTTGCCGGCCGAACTGATGATGCGCGATGCGATATAGCCCAGCTTCGCAGGTGGCAGCATCAGCTTGTTCGGCTTCACCTTCCAGCCAGACGCCTGCCAGGCGGAGGTCAGAATTTCATTGACGTCGGCCAGGATCTCGTCCGGGGTCTTGGTGTTCCACTGCGGGGTGCCGTTGGCACCGTTGGCGACGTTGGTCACGCTACCCACCGCGGAGGTCGAGTTGACCAGCCCAGTGAAGCCGAGCTGCGAGTCGCCGTAGTAGACGATCTGGTCGATGTCCATGTTGCGCTTCAGGTTCATGGCTTCGACCTTCTGCACATCAATGGGCAGGCCCAGCTTCTGCGACTTCACCAGCTCGGGGACGGTGTACTTGACCTCGGCACCCCACAGGCGCATGGGCTGCGGAGTCTTGCCGATGTCCACCGACGGACCTGCCAGGGCATTGCCCTCGTTCGAGATCCAGTTCAGGCCGTTCGGGTTGATGCCGCCGCTCATGCCGAACGCAGAGTTGGTGAACGACGCGATCTCATCGGCAGCCGAGACGTCGGTGCGGATGAAGACGTCACGGGTCCAGGTGTATTCGACCAGCGGCTCGTTCAGGGTCTGGTCCAGGCGTTCCAGCTGGCCGACCAGGAAGGCACCGGTCGAGTCCAGAGTGGAACGATCATAGGTATATTGCTCGTCCCGGGTATAGGCGCGAGCGATGCGGCTCGACGCGACGGCGATCTCCCGGGCCTTGAGATGATTCTGCACGGACATATCCATTTAAATGGCTCCTAAGATGAAAAAACCCCGCCAGAGCGGGGTTCTATGAGGTTGATGCGCTGTAGGCGCCGGGGGATCAGGGGTTGATGGCCAGCTCGGTGATGCCGTAGGCATCGGCCGGGCCGGTGAAGTACCAGCGAGCCGGCATCACGATCAGGTTTTGCCCGATGGTGAACGAGTCGTTGGCGGAGAAGGCCGTGCCACCCGCCGTGATCGTGAAGTTGATCTGCGAGTTGGCATACGGTGTGCCCACAACGCCAGGCGGCAGGCTGGCACCGTCCGGAGCGGTCACGGTGAACGCGGTGGCGCTGGTGAACTTGATCGCGTAGCTACCGCTCACCGGAGAGGCACCGCCCGAGATGGAGCCGACGGTACCGTTGCCGGTATTGGTTCCAGCGGTGACCGCATATTCGGGAGCGGCTTCGAAGCCACCCAGCGGCTTACCAGAGCTGGGGTTCGCAGTGCGAACGTACACGCGGCCGCCCTTGGCCGCAGCGGCAATGCCGCCCAGAGCCACATTGACGTAACCTTGCTTCAGGATGTCGGTCACGCCGGAGGTCGGCGGAGTGGAGGTACCCAGCGGGTCAGTGCCGTTACCCTGGATCGGATACGGACGCAGATTCACGCCGTAGACCGAGAGAACACCGTCGGACGCGTTGTTGATGGGCTGGATCTTTCCCGACACCAGCTTGACCGGCAGGCCGAAGGCCAGCGGGGGAGCCGCAGCATCGATCTGCTGCGGCTCGATGATGGCAGCCTCGACGCGCTGCAGGTCGCCGGCGAAACCGGCCGGCATGCGGTATTGGTATGCTTGGTACGAAGGCATGGCAACTCCTAAATTAGTGGTTGTTCCAGAAATCCTTGTTCCGCTTGTTGATATCCAGGAACGAGGAGTTGGTTTTGTCGTTGGTGGTGGTGTGCTGCACGTGCACGGCTGCGTTCTTGCGCTTGACCAGCTCCGACGCCGCGTTGAAGAAGGCGCGGGCTGAGTCGCAGGTCAACTTGCTGACGTCGGCATCGCCGGTCACCACCTTGACCAGATCCTCGTGCTCGCCGGCCAGGGCCACGGTCAGCGCGCGGCGGCGGAAGCTGCACAGAGCGTCGACGGAGACCTTCTTGTTGGCCTTGGCATCGAAGGTCGGGAACTTGATGCCGGGCGCGAGGATCTCGGCGCGGGACTTGGCATCCTGGAACTCGGCCACCAGGGATGCGGAGTCGCCGGTCATGGTCGGCGCATTTGGATCGGCGGCATCGGGATCAGCATCGGTGGTCTTTTTCTCTTCCGGATCCTTTTCTCCGGAGTCGGCGGTCTTCCCGGATTCCAGCGCCGACACGCGCTGGCCGAGAACTTCGACAGAGGATGCCACCTTGGCGATGGCGGCCAGCACCGGGTTGTCCGGATTGTTCGGATCATCCTCGTCCGTGGTACCGGCCTGCTTCGTGGCCTCGGCGGTGCCCGGCATATGGATGTGGACGTGGGTGTCCTTTTCATCGTCACCGCCCGCACCATCGGGCAGCTCGTCCAGGACCTTCTCCAGGCCCTCGGAATCGCGGGTGTTGAACAACTTGCGCAGTTTGTCGGCAATGACCGACTTGGTCAGCTTTGCAGCCATGGGGGTTTCTCCAATCAATTTTCCAGAATCCTGCACAGAACACACAGGTCCACAGCGGGCGCTTTCTACAAACGCCACGTGGTTGCCCACGATGGTCGATTGCCGCGCCCGCCCAGGCGCGATTTGCTCGTATTCGGCGTCGTAGCCGCAGCTGATCTCCTTCAGCTTCTTCTTGACGATGAGATCAATCAGTTCTTGGTCGGTGATGAGGAGGTCGGCCAGCAGCAAGTTCGCCTTGTCGCCCTCGCCGCGCCGCACGTTGTGCGTGGTGCCCTTGGCGACGTCCTTCCAGGTCAGCGGCGTGACCAGTTCCGGGGGATGCTCAATGGTCACGGGCTTGCCGGTGAAGCTGGCGATGGTTTCTGCACTGAAAACGACATCCGCGTCGCGCTCAACCTCGATCACGCCGTCTTTGTCCTCCAGTTCCGGCAGCTCGATCGCCGCGTACATCTGCGGGCCGATGCGCGCGATAGGCACCTCTTCGCAAAGCAGGAAACCCTCGGCGGTGATCGACTGCTTCGGCCCCAATTGCTCATTGGTCAGGAACCCGCTGGCGGTGATGGAATCGGTTGTCTTCGTAGCACTGGCGCTACACTTTTTGCAGCTGCATGGCTTGCTCATGGCATGGGGACGTAAAAAAGCCCGCGCAAGGCGGGCAAAATCGATGAAATCAAGCGAACGGGAGGGCTGCGGCGTATAATTTCAGACAGGCCGCCGGAGGTTTAAACCACCACGCCGTGCAGCGTGCGAGGAACCTTACTCAAACGACGGCCCCCTTCTTCCTTACTCCACCAGGCCATGGTCGTAATACCGTCGACCATCCTGGTAGCTCTTCACAGTCAGGATCGCCCTCCTGCTCTTTCCCTCAAGCATCAAGGGGGCCTCATAGGTCTCCACCGCCAAGATGTTCGGATCGCCGCGCTTATCAGGCGCAGTGGCTACCAGTTTGGAACGCTGCAGCAGATCTGGAATGGCCGGAACGGTCTTGGCCAGGCCCTCCCCGCTGCCGGACAGCGTGTGCTTCACGCCGGTCTTGGTGACCTGAATCTCGTGTCCTGTCGCCGCGTTCTTGAAGCGCTTCCCGATGAACCGCTCGGCATAGGCCAGGGCCTTCTGGCGCAGATCCTTCATATCTGCATAGGGACCAAGCTCATTGCCGCGCAGGGTCACGCTGCCCTGCGAGCTGGACGCTGCACCAGCACCACCGCTACCAAACTGGCCGTTCTCTGCCCGCGGGTGATCGCCCTCCTTCCACTCGCCGGCATCGCCGGTGTAGAAATGAACGTGAATGTGTCGTGCCATGGTCAATCAGGAATAATCGGTTCCGCATAACAGCGGCAATTCGGCGAGCAACCGGGGTGCGCGCGCATACCGGATCGATCATCGACAATGGGAGGATCGTCCCACCGGAAGACCTTGCCATTGAGCTTCCGGTGGTCAGCGCGCACGTCGCTGTCACCGCTGGTGCGCCAGATATACGAATCGCTGCCGACGAACTGCGCGCGCGCCTGAGTCAGCGATGTGGCCGTCCGGCTCACCTCGGTGCGGGCGATCAGCATCGCCCTGCTCTTGGCCACCTCGCCCGAGCGCATGATTTCCTTGGCAATCTCGCTGGCACGGGTGGAGTCCTCAAGGCCTTTCAGCGTCAGCTCGTGCACGCGCTGGCCAGCCTCGCGCGGAATGCTAGTGATCAGATCCACCTGCTCAGCCAGCAGCTCCTGCAGTACTCTGCCCGTCGGTGCCTCGGTAATTTCCTCGCGCAGCGAGCGGGACATTTCCTTGGCCATCGTCTTCCAAGCGCTCTCGTCGCGCAGCGCCACGTCCATCAGCATGTTGCTGGCGGTCATGGTCGCCCACGGCTTGAGCATCTCGGCATACGCATCCAGGAGCTGCTGGATGGTGGGCACGGACCTGATATCACCGGGCTCGAATGGACTGATGATGGCCTGGACCTGGGCGGCCACCTTCTTCAGCTGCATCCCATATCGCTGTTCTGCAGCGGCCGTGCGCACCGGATTCCGGTTCTTCTTCCGCCGGTCGAGGGTGATTATCATCGCCGTCTCCACAGCCTCTTGAAGATGGAATCCTTGGTGGTGAGCGCGCTCAGGTCCGGAAGATCAAGCTCACCGCCCGGGGGCGGCGCATCCTTTTCTTGCTCTTCCGCCTCCTTAATCTCCTCGTCGGTGATGTTTCCGAACATCCCGGTGCTGGAGGCCATGCCCTTGAGCTCCTTCATGGCAGTGGAACGCTTGATCAAGTTGGCATCGAGGGCGCTTACCACCGTGGTGGTCTTCTTGTCGGCGACATCAGCCTTCTCGACCTCGGTAGGCTCGTCGAGGCTCTTGAATGCGAACTGGAAACCGGCATTGAGGGCCGTGCCCAGCACCGACATCGACATAACCTGAAACAGGCGCTGGAGGGGGGTGCGCAGGTCCTTCTCTTGCTTCTGGTGCACCTTCTCGTGGTACTGGCGGCGTGGGCCTTCGCCCGTGTCACTCAGACCGGCCGGCGACTGGCCGAACATACGGGACAGCGGGATGCCCAATGCTCCGGACAGCTGCTGCGCAAACTGGATCAGCATGTCGGCCAGGCCGGCGAAGGTATAGGTATCGGCCTGCAGCTTGTCAGCCGCATCGATAACCGTCATGCCCTCATTACTCTGAGAGAGACGGGTAAATTCGATCTGCGACATCAGGCCCTTCAGGGCATCACCTCCGGCGGCGATGATATTCCGTAGACCATCAACGGAATACGTGCGCAGGTGCGCCTTGTACACCAGCTGGCCAGCGCCGACCGAGGCGCTGTCGAACGCGATCAGGCGGTCCCAGAGCGGCTCCAGGACCGACAGGCCCCAGCCGTTCTCCGCGATGCGCTGGTAATACGGAAGGTCATCGCCCTCCAGACGAATGACCCGGCTATAGTGAATACGCCCCCGCGGCAGGCCCATGAACTCGGCCAGGATGTCGTAATAAACCGGCTTGCCCATGTCCGGGCCGTACTCGGTCACCACGTTGCCCACGGGCGGCGCGACCATCCAGCGATCCATTACCACCAGGCCTTTGAACTGGTCTTTGCCGATTGCCTCGATGCGCAACGGAGTGCTGAGATCCTGGCCATCGATCAGCATGACCGCGATGGCCCCGCCGTAAAGGCGCGCCCACTTGCCGGTCTCGCAGAGCTTGTCCCAGATCCCCAGGGAGACCATAGCGGTCTCCATTTCGGTGATCGAGGCCGGGTCGATGCCCGAGATCTCCACGCCACAGCGGGTCATGTCCTCGGGGATGGCGTCCACTGCGGCACGAACAATCCAGGATCCGCGATATGCCGCTTCCAGCTGCACGCGGTTGCGGCTTTGGTATGACAGCGAGTACGTGGCGCCCGAGGACTGGTTGTTCGTGCCCCAGCCCAGGCGTGCCTGCGCGTTCTGGAATGAGTCATTGGTCCGCTGGCGCGGGCCAGGCGCGCCTCCGGCTGCGCCCGCTGCTCGTTTCGGTTTGCGGGACATTGTGTCAATTCCTTGTTTTTACTGAGCCAGGCGAGACCAGACGCCCAGGCCGCCACGCTGCTGGATGTATCCATCCAGGCCATAGCGCACGCCGTCCCAGCAGTGATTGTGCTTGTCGACAATGACCGGAAGGATCTCCTTCGTCGTCTTGTCGACCTTGTATGAATAGAGGCGCGCCTCAGCTGCCATGTGCTTGCAGCGCTCGTGAATCACGATCTCTTCGAAGCCGCGGAGGTGGCTGATGCCGTCCTCGACGCTACCCTGCCACTTGGCTGCCGCTTGGATGTTGAACCCCTGACGCTTGAGGAAACTGATGGTCTCCGGCCGAGAGTTATCGGCCTTGATCGGCCAGTCGCGCGCCCCAGGGATCCCTGGAAACTTGGCATCGTCGCCCGGCTTCCAGGTGGACAGCTGCTCAGCAGTTGCACCATCCTTGCCCGAATACAGCTTCCACATCTCGTCCAGCTCCACGCCGATGCCATAGGCCTCGTACTCGATGTAGAGCTTATTGCCCAGGACAAAGGATCGGATCAGCGTGGATGGATCCTGTGCGAAACCGAAGTCGGCACCGAAGAACAGGCGATCTGCCTGGCGCCAGAGGTCATCGCTGAACGTGTCCACACGGTACTTCCCGGCGAAGATGACGGCGGCGCTGATCTTCTTCGGCCTGCCCAGCCAAATGTGCTCGTAGGCGTCGTAATCGACGCGCCTGCAGTACTCCATCTCCTGGCGGAGCACATCGGGGAACCACGGGTTGTCGTAATAATTCACCTCGACCACCACCGAATTGTCCGGCGGATTGGCCACGAAGCGCTGGTAGGTTGGATCGTCCTCCTCACCTGGATTCAGGCTGATCCAGATTTCGGATCCCTCCTGGCGAATGGTCGGCGTCAGCACATCCCAAGAATCGGCCGAGACCGTCTGCGCCTCTTCCACCCAGCAGATATCAATGCCTTCGGTGGATTTCACTCCGTTGGGATCAGTGCGCAGCCCCTTGAAGATGAATTCAGAGCCGACCGAACTGCGGATGCTGGTATCGGTGATGTGGAACCACGGTGCCAAGCCCAGCTTGTCGATCTGGTCCCGCAGCAACTTCAGCACCGAATCCTTGATCGTGTTTTGCACCTCACGCGCGCACAGTACGCGCACCTTCCGGCTGCTGGCGATCAGGATCAGTGCCCGAGCGATTTCCCAGGATTTGGCACCACCACGGCCGCCGTGAAAAACCTTGTAGCGCTTCGGCTTAAACAGGGGGCGGAACTTGGGCGCGAACGTCAGATTGACCGCCGCCATCGCCTTCCTCTCCCGCAAATGTGACGTGGAACACCGGGGGCGCGAGCGGTTGCCCATTGGCACCGCTGTGTTCCACCTTCGTCTTGAACATGCCCAGGTGCTGGCCAACCAGCTTCAGGGCCTCGATGGGATCCAGGGTCTTCACCTCCAGCCCCTCTTTACCCTGCTTCACCCCGGCATATAGGAGCTTGGCGCTTCCTTGCAACTTCCGGGTGTCCTCGAAGAAGGCATTGCCATGGCCCTGGCCGAAGCACTCAGGACACTTCGGATTCGGATCCTTGCGCGCGTCGTATCCGGTGCCGCCGGCCGTATCGAATGGCGCTTCCGTGAACAGCTGGCCAGACCGGTTGGCTTCTGCCTTCTTCTCAGCCATCGACTTCCCGTGGCTGATCCGGTCGGCTTTCATCTCCTGCGCGGTGCGCTGGTAGCCGAACTTCTTGCCCCAGCAGTACCGGCAACAGGTGCGGCGGAACTGCATCAGCTGCGATGGGTCGGCCGTGGCAATTGCCCACAGGCGCTGCAGCACAGCATCCTGGGTGATCTCGGTGCGCTCGGCCAGCGCGGCCTGGCGCTCGCGCACCAGCTCCTGAACCTCCGGCTTGTTGAGCGTCTCGTATGCGATCTGCTTGGCCGTCCGGGGGCTGTACCCTGCGCGGATAGCGGCCTGCGCCGCATTGAGGTCGAGGAGATACTCATCGACCAGGCGGCGAATCTTGTCTGTGATCCTCATGTGAAAAACCTCGAAAACTGCTGCTCGCCCCGCGCCGAAAAAAACGGGCGTTGCACCCGGAAAGGAACGGCTTCCCAATCGTGCGAGCTATGCCGGCCATTTACCCGTGTCGCCGGCGAGCGGAAACTACTTGATAGCCTTACGTCAGATTTGTGAACACCGGATTCGAAATATCGATCGTCGCTGTCGCGCCGACTACCGCATCCAAGCCGATAGCAATGATGAATTCTGCAGCCGATGCGTTCGCCCCGAAGGTGAACGGGTTGGTAAAGCGCTTGCCAGTAAGTGGGGTCGACGGGAACACAAAGTTCGATGCGTCCTCATTGGCGGTATCGCGACCCATCACGCTCCACAGTGTGCCAGTCGATCCATTGAAGCGAAGCGTTCCAGCCAGTCGAGTCATGCTTGAGGCAGAAACAATGCTGAAGTCGAACCCACCTTGAACACTACTTCCGTTAGTGCAAGCAGCGACAAGCGCTGCATTGTTGGTGGCTTGCAGATAGATGACTGCTGCAGATGCCGACGGATTGGTAGCGACGATGCGTGTTTTACCATTGACGACAGATACAGTGACGTTCGCACTACCCGCGACGTTCTGAACATTCCAGTCGGTAGGAATGCTCCCGCTGACGGTGCCGCTGCCCGGCGTGTTAGTCCCACCCGTAGTCCCCATGGGGGACAGCAGATTGCTGCCAGGCGTTTTATAGCGTGTCAGATTCAGCCGAGAAACCAGGGTATTGACCACCGAATAGCCGCTGACCTTTGCGCCGTTCGACGTGCGGTGAATACCGTCATAGTTTTGAATCAGGCCAGGCAGGGGGTTAAGCTGCGCTGACGCTGGATCAATCATTACGGAATACGTGTCAAGCCAAATGACGTTCGGCTTCGCATCGCAATACGCCTTCATCGCTGCGTTGTATTGCGGAAATTCCGTGGCTCGCCCTTTCGCCCCGGTGATACCAGACTGGCTCACCGGATCGATCGAATCAACGATCACATACTTCTTGGCAGCGCTCAGCGCGTCGACAATCTGCTTTGCGACAGCGATGTTGTTTGCCAGGGTGTCATACCCGGAAATGCCGTTGTTGAACGAGTTGACCCCGATGTGAACCCATGCTCCGTCCGTGGTATCCGAGACGGTCGGCGGGACCATCGTGGAAAGGCAGGTCGCCAAGTTGGTGCCGCCAACAGCACGGAACTGCAATATGTCGAAGCCAGGAAAACCCATTTCGCGCAGCTTGTCATTTGCCCAGCTCAGATGCGATTGAGATGTGCCGCCGCCGCTTGCAGGGCTGCCTCCAGCAAGAGCTGGATTTCCATAGGCCATCAGCGAATCGCCAAGGACCGTGATTGAGGAAAGAGCGTTAATTTTCCCGCTACGGTGCCGGGCGGAACGCAGATAATCACGGAGCTTCATACGAGGGTCCACTCATTGGGGCCGACGCGCTGCACGGCAATGGTGCCGTACTGGACAGCAGCGGCCACGCCAGAAGGCGAGCGCAGGGTAACGCCGGAGCCGGCGGCAAACGAAACAGCGCCAGCGCCAGCCTGGTAAGCGGCGACAAACTCATTGGCGCTGAAGCCGCCGGTGGCGTCGTTGGGAATGGTGATGGTCCCGGCCGAAGCCGAGTTGTAGGTGATCAGGCCGTTCACGTCGGCGGCCACCACGGTGTCGGATGCGGTGATGGTGCGCGGGGTGCCGGGGGCCTGGTTCAGCACGGCAGGCACAGCGCTGGCCGCGATGGTGCCGGTGGCGCAGACGATGCGCACGCGGCGCGTGCCCGAGAAGGGGCCGACCTTCAGCGGCAGCCCGGCGGACAGAGACCACGACTGCGTCGAGTTGCCCAGCCCCAGGGTGTTGTCCATGAGATAGGCGGTGCCGGTGCCAGCCGAGTCTGGCAGGATGTTGAGCGCTTGGCCCTCGTCCAGCGTAACGGTCTGGTGGTTTCCGGCGGTGGTGGTCGTCGTGGTGGTCATGGTCTCTGGCCTTGTTGCTGGGTGCGGGTGTTACTGGGCGGGGGCGTTGGCTTTGTCGAGCAGTGCCTGCAGATCGGCCTTATTGGCATTGGATGGGAAGTCAATGCCCTTGGCGGTCAACTGCGCCTGCAAATCGGCCTTCTTGGTGCCGCTGCCGGCGTCTTCCAGCAGTTCGTGCTCTTCGGGGTTGAAGTCGTCCTTGTTGATCAGGACGAAATCGCCTTGGTCTTGGGACCAGGGCTTGACCTTGACGGTCTCGACGGAGTCGCTCATGCGGTTTTCCTTCGCGGGAATGGGGAAGAAAAAGCGCCCGTGACGGATGCCTCGGGCGCTTTCAGGTGCAGGCTTTATCAGCCCATCAGGATGGCTGCGTGCTCAGGTTTCACCAGCTTCACGCCCCAGCATGCCGACACTTCGTACTGCACTTGGCGGTACTGCTTGTAGATCGCCACTTCGAAGGTCAGGCCCGACAGCGGGTCGGTGAACAGCATGCGGTCAGCGGCCATGTCGCCGCCTTCCGGCAGCGCCGGGGCGCGGGTGGCCAGGGCGATGGCTGTGCGGGCGAAGGCCATGTTGCGGGTCGACGCGGACACCACGGTGATGTTGGTAGCCGAGGCGGCGATTGCCTTGCGCAGGCCAGGAGCGGCCAGGGTGATGGTGCCGCCCGCTGCCACGCTGGCGTTGCCCTGGGCAACCACGTAGCGGTTGGTATCACCGGCGAAGGTGATGATGTCACCGGCCAGGATGGTGCCGGTACCGGCAGAGGCCAGGGTGATGACGGTAGCGCCGACCGCATAGCCTGCGGTATTGGTGGTGGCGCTGGCGCCGGTGCCGATCGCCGGGGTGGCGATCTTGGCCGATTCGCGGATGGCGAAGCCATGGACATCCAGCAGCACGCCGCGGCGCAGCAGCGAGGCATCCGCTGCTTCGTTCGCCTTGGTCAGCTGGGTCAGGGTGCGCATGGAAGCGCCGGCGGCGGTGTCAATCACCAGTTGCAGGTCGGACAGCGGCGCGCCGTTGTCGGACAGGATGCGACGGGCCTGCGCGGTGTCGGTCAGGGTGCTGGCAAACGGAGTGGTGCCGGCGGTACCGGTCGCGCGCGACGCGCCAGCGAACAGGTTGGCCAGGTCGGTTTCCATCTCGTTGACCAGGGTACGCATGGCCTGGGTGAACTGGTCACGCAGGATGACGTTGAAGCTCGCGCCGTTGTTGTCCAGGCCCTTCTTTTCTTCACCGTTCCAGCGGACCGGCACGCGGCGTGCCTTGGAAATGGTCATGGTGGTCGGCAGCACGGTCTGGTCGCCATCGTTCGGCGGCGTCACAGCGGGGGTGATGTCGGTGGCGGCGGAGATCTGGGTGACCGGCGAGGTGACGGTCTGGCCGAGAGCGGCGCGTTCGAAGGTCATGTCGGAGGTGACCGCAGGGATCATGCCGACCAACTCACGGGACACGACGTCCAGCGAGTTGTAGATGGTGGTAACGAGACCGGTGATGGTGTTCGACATTTTCGGCTTTCAATAAAAAAAGCCGCCCGGAGGCGGCTTGATTGGGTTGATGCGCGGTCAGTCGACAATGGTGATGCCGCTGCGCGCCACGTTGGCACGCTCGGCGACATCCAGCTGCTCGAACTGATCACGGGTAATGGTTTTGGCCGAAGAGCGGTTGTTGCCGCCCTGGCCACCGCCTGCACCAGTGCTCCCGGTCGGGAACCAGTGCGGCGCGGTCGCTTTCATGCTGTCCAGCCATTCGGCGGGAGTGAACGGGGACTTGCCGTCCTTCCCGAGCACCGGATGCTTGTCTTCGCCCAGCTGGATGGCCTTGCCTTCAGCGTCGAGGGTGAAGATCGAGCGGCCACGGAACAGAGCGTCCTCGATGGCTTGCGGGTGCATGCCGGCAGTTGCGGCGGCGGCGCGGATGTGGTTGTCCAGGACCAGGCCCTCGAAGCTCTTGGCGCGCTTTTCAGCGTCCTGAGCCTTCTGCAGAGCCTCCTGCACCTGGCGTTCCGATTCCGCGCGCAGCTTCTCGGTGCGGCGTTCGATGACTTGGTCGAATTTCCCGTCTTTCATCAGCTTGGCTTCTTCGTCGTTCTCGAAGCGGGCCATGATTTGCTTCACGGATTCCACATCGATGCCTTCGAACTGCTTCAGCGTCTCTTTCTGCTTCTGCAGGCTGCCCAGGAGCTCGCTGTTCTTGGCCTTCAGGCCGCTGGTGGCTTCGTTGATGCGCGCGTCGATCAGCGCCTGAATCTCCGGCGTGATTTCGGGGCCACCACCACCTCCGCCGCCGGTGTCATCCGTGGCGTTGAAGCGGAAGAAGTTGAGGAACAGGCTCTTGAACAGCTTGCTGACGGAAAAGACTTGCATGAGTTATCCCCTTGGGATGGTTGATAAAGCGGCCTTGCCGCACGGACGTAAAAAAAGCCCGGCCTGGCCGAGCTTGAAAAGATGAGGTGCAGCACCGCCTGGCGGCGCTACTCGATTTCGGATGGTTCTTGCGGTTCGGGCTGCTTTGCTGGGGGCTGTTTCTGCGCTGCGGCCTGGTCGTCCGGCTTGTCCTTCTTGCGGGCTGCTTCCTCTTCCTCCACCGTGCGAGTGGCGACGATGATCTCGCCGGCCTGCAGCTGGGCAAAGTAGGTTTCGAAGCTGATCGCGCCTTGCAGGAGGGCCTGCGTCAGGGCTGTGAGCTCGTCCGAGGACATCGGCATCGGGAAGAAGTCGCGGTTCAGGTGGAATTCCACCTCGCCGTCGATGCCTGCCCACAGAATGAACAGTTCCAGCGCCTTTTCCAGCCCTTCGGAGAGCGTCTGCGCCACGCTGGCCAAGACGGAGTTCTCGCCCGCGCGGTGGATGCCGGCGGTTTCCGCCGCCTCGACGCCCTTTTTAGGGGCCTCCAGCAGCCTGGCGCCGAGGATGGCCATCTGGTTTTCCTTGCGCGAGAGGTTCTTTTCCAGAGCGTCCAGCCCTTGGCCTTCGAACTCCAGGAAATACGCCTTGGCATCTGGCTGAGGGAAAACCCAGGCAGCCGCGCTGCCGATGTAAAGCTTTTCTGGCGGCTCGCCGTTCGGTCCGTTCTGTGGGGTGTAGCCGGTCACCACCGGAGTGGGCAGGCCAGCGAAGTGGCAGCCGTGCTCGTAGTCCGCGCTGACCAGGTAGTGGGCATAGTTCATGTCCACCAGGTCAACCAGCGGTGGCAGGTCCACGGTCGGCGTCAGGTCGTCCACGCTCATGAAGCTGAACGGGATGAAGTCAAGATGCTTGCCGCCCAGCATGGGATAAGCCGGGCCCTCCACCACCACGTCGATTTCCTTACCTGTGACCGGATCCTTCTGCACCTCGAAGACGCGCACGCGGTAGCGCACGGTACCGCCCTCTTGGCGCTCCAGATCCAGCACGCGCCATTGGTCGGTGGGCTCGTCCTCGAACTCGTCCTTGCGGTCCAGGCGCTGCTCGGCCAGCACCACCATGGTCAGCTGGTGGGCATTGCCGATCTTCTCGAATCGCCAGTTGATGATGGACTCGGCGCAGTACATGCACAGCGAAGGGCGCAGGCCCAGCAGCGCGGCATCGGCCAGAGTGGCCCCGGGCGACGATTGCGGATAGTCCACCAGCACGCCCACGCGGTTCACGGTCAGCGCTTCCTCCACCAGGGTCTTGGCGAAGGCGTCCAGTGGTACGCCCGAGAGCGTCACGTCCTCGACCATCTCGGCGGCCGCCTCCGGCACATCGATGGTCGGCGGCTTGCGGAAGATCAGGCCGAGCATGGCGGCCAGCGTGCGCCAGGTCGCGCCGAAGAACGGCGTGCGGCCCAGATAGGCGGCATATTCCTTGTCGGTCTGGTCCTTCAGGCGAGGCAAATACGCCTCCCCGGCGGCATGCACCGCGCTCTGACCGGCGGCGGCATCGCGGCAGCGTTTCCACTGCGGCATCATCGCCTTATAGTCAGGATGCTGATACTTGACGCCCATTACACTCCGCCTATGGTCACTCGTTGCATTTGGTTTCTGACGATGGGCCAATGCTTAACAAGCAGATAACCCTGTGCGTCACATGGATGGTCGTGTCCGGTCTTCTTGTCTGGTTGGCCGTCCTGGCCCCAGACCTGCTGCTCGAAGGCTTCAGTCGTGACCGGGCATCGATAGGTATTGATTTTCCAGCGGCGCTCGCCTGACGCATTCAAGATCATGGCGTTCACCGAGTTCACCCGGTCCTTCACCGCCGGATTGGCCGAGTTCACGTCAATCGAGAACCCCGCCTGGCGCAGGATCGACAGATCCGACTCGCTAGCATTCTTGGTGCTGGTGTTGCCGCCGGACGCATCGGGATAGATGGTCACGTGGTGGCCCTTGTCCTTGAAATCTTCCTTCAGCACCTTGGCCATGGCCGGCGTGTCCCGCACCTTCACGCGCTCATCTACCGTCAGCGGCAGGCCGTCGCGGATCACGTTGATGCAGGCCGTCATGTTCAGGACGTTGAAGTCCATGCCCACGCGGATAGGCTCTTTCTCTTGCAGCACGGCATCAGTGTGGTTCAGGCGGCGGTCAAAGTCCGGATATACGCTGCCGCTGGCCAAGTTCACGAACTGGCCTCGCAGATAGGCCGAAATCAGCTGCGGCGGGTAGGAGTCAAACAGGGACTGGATATAGTCCTCAGGCAGGTTCAGCTCGTTGTCATACGTGCTGGCCTGGATGAGACCGTAAAGCTTTTCAAGGTGCGGCTTCTCGCGGATGGCGCGCACGAACTGCTGATAGACGAACTTGAAACCCTCGGGCGTCGTCGTGACGTCCACGCCATTCAGCAGGCCGGGCTCGTTGTAGCGCATCCGGGCGATGATCTTCCGCCACGCGGTCTGCGCCTTGAGCTGCGTCATCACATCCAGCTCGTCCACCAGGCCATGGCCGATCTTGAAGCCGACGATGGTCTCGGGCTTCTCCATGGACCGGCAGATGATCGTGCCGCGATATCGATGGCCCTCGTAGACCTCGACTTCGTGGTCGGCCACCTTCACCTTCGTGCGCAGGCCCATGCCAAAGGCTACTTCTTCCATCGTTGGGTAGAAGATGTCGCGGATCTGCGGATAGGTCGGCGCGAAGTAGCCCTGATTGATGCCAGGCCAGCGCCAGAAGTGCTTGGCGATGCCAGCACAGCCCACAAAGGTCTTTCCTGAGCCGAAGCCGGCCACGTATGCCTTGAACTTGTGCGGCAGCTGCAGGAATGCAGTCTGCGGCACGTTCAGTTCAAAGCTAATCTTCCTCATGAGCAGGCTTTCGGGCGTCCTTGGTGACGAATTCAATCTCCACCGGGCCCGGCGGCTCTTCTTCAGGTTTCACTGCGTCCTTGTTGGCTTGCAGCAGGCGAAGCGGGATTTCGGCAGAGAGGTTGGCCGTCTTGGTCAGCGCAATGATGCGCGTCAGGGCGTCGGCGGATTTCTCCGGCTCGGCGTCGTCTACCTGCTCCACCTGGCCGTGGGCGATCCCCATCAGGCGATGGGAAGTCATTGCGCCATACTTGGCAGCGCTGGCAAGGTGGGTGGAGATGGCCTTTAGTTCATCGGCCAAAGTACGCGCACTAATTTGCGCACTTTTCGGAAGGGCTGAAAATGCTGTTTCCGCTGCAACCAATTGATTTGCAACGTCTTTTATCTGTTTTGTTTGCGCACCAAAGCGCTTGCGGATGGCGGCTTCTGAGATGCCGAACTCGCGGGCGAGCACTCGGCCCGCCTCCCCCTTCAAGAGGCGTTCGCCAATCTCAGCCCACTGCTTTTCCGTGAGTGATGACTTGCGGCCCATGGGGAACCTCTATCAATGGGAAGGATGATCGACCCCGCGCCGACAGCACACCGGAGCTGCAACCGGCGAAGGATTCGGCTTCCATATCGTGTCGATCTGCCAAGCATTTTTCCGTGTTCTTGGCGCGCGGATGTATTAAATCGTGCACCCAGCATGCAAAGCACGCTTGGCTTCTATGTAGGCTTGCTGCGCCTCAGCAGGATCGCGATAGCTGCCCAAAAACTTGGTCTTGCCATTCACGAAAATGCGGGCAAGAAATTTTCCAGAACGCTTATCTTCTACGACCCCAAGCATTCCCAGTTTGTTTTGATGATGTGCCCGCCGCTGATTTTGTTGGTTAACGGCATGAGAAACATCCCGCAAGTTGCTAATGCGGTTATTCAACGGGTCGCCATCAATATGGTCTATTTGGCCAGTTGGGTGGACGCCATGCACGTACAGCCATGCCAGCCGAGCGGCCCAGTACCTCTTCCCATCTAAGCCAATACGTCGATATCCATCAACGATAAATCCAGCAGGCGCCCCAGGGCAAACTCTCCGGGAAAGACCTATGCGCCATCGAAAATCACCAGTTTCAGGATCGTATTCAATGGCTTCGCGCAAGCGTTCAGCTGTCAGCACATTCATTTTTGAAACCCCAATAAAAAAGGGCGGCCTCCGAAGAAGCCGCCCTACTGGAAATTTCAAAACTCGCACCGTTTGGCTCGGCATCTGCCGATTTAAGCGTGTCAAGAATAAAAAGGCCGAGCCCGAAGGCTGCGGCAAGCTGGTCGGATCAACCAGGGAGGAGACAAGCGAAAATTTGGTGCCGCCGCGAGGAGTCGAACCCCGGCCATTCGGACTACAAAACCGACGCTCTTCCAACTGAGCTACAGCGGCAGAATCTGGTGCCGGAGTACAGCGTTCCGGCTGCGGGTTAAGCGTGACGGGTCACCCCGCTGATACAGCACTTAGCAAGTGAACAATCCGCCTGCGAGGATCGCTGACGGTATTGCGCGGCCAGGTGGATGAGTCCTTGCCACTTCCCCGCTGGCGGGCGGGGCGGATTCGACTTGACGGGCCGAAATGAAAAAGCCCCGCGCGGCGAACCGGCGAGGCTTGAAATGCTAGGCACGCTGGAATGTAAATCCCTTGTGCGTCTTGATTTTCCCGGCCACTGCCGAATAAATGCAGTGGCGATCAAAACCATCTTTTTCTGCGACGACAGCAGAATGATATTGGCGCGTTTCGCCGGTCGCCAAGCAAGTGGCGATGATTTTCTTGGAACTTTTTCTGGCTTCACCACGCGCCATGGTAATACCGCGTTCAAGATAAACTCGGTGCACATGCGACATATTCCCGCAGCGGTCAATCCACTCCAAATTGGAGGCGCGGTTGTTGGTTTTCACCAAGTCAATATGGTTGACCTCATTCCGAAGCTCGCTGTAGCCAGGGACGAAAGCCTGTGCGACAAGCCTGTGGACCTTGAAAACCTTGCAAGGGCCATTTCCATTACGGAATCTAACCTCGTGATATCCGTTCTTATTAAGCCACGGCTTAAGCTTCATTTTTCTGTGGCACTTGTAGGAATAGACATTCCCCAATTCATCGACGGTGTAGTCAAGAAACCCGGGAATTTGCTTTTCCATTTTTCCGTTGCCCCATAACAAAAAAGTCCCGCTCCATTGCTGGAACAGGACTTCGTTGTGACTATTTACTTTTCGCTGGACGCGACAAAACAGCCAGTGATCAGAAGTTTACGAGAATTGCATTCGGGTTGCAACATTTTTTCGCAGCAGTGGTTCCAAAGCTGCAACAGCGTCGGCATACGACTGCGCGAGGTCCGAATTCGGGAAGCCCCAGACCTTGGCCAGCCCGAACTTCTTACGGATCGCCCACTGGTGGCGCGGCACCAGGCTCTTCATCATGGCATCCGTGGCCTCGGCGATGGCGTTGTCCTGGCGCACCAGTGCGGCATCGGCCTCGCTCTCGCCTGACATGCTCTTGATGCCAAGGTCCCGGTCGTCCTTGCGCATCCAATCGGACCACACGGCCAGGCAGTACTCCATGCCGTCGCGCTGGCGGTCGTTCATCGATTCCACGGGCTTAGGTGCTCGTTTCGCGTTTGCATTGAACATTGGCAGTTCCCTCTTTCTCGGTGTAGTGCCGGCAGCGCCGGCCGTATTTCTGGTTTTTCTTGTCGCAGGTCAGGCGGTTGAAAATCTGGATTTCATGGCAACAACCCTTGCACGTCCTTTCCTCGCGTTCAATGAGCTGCTCCAATGGGTCGCGGTAACTTTTGCTGGGCAGCGCCATCAGGATCCCCTCCTGTTTCTGGCGCGGCTCAATTCAGCACCCTTCCCTTCCGGCCCATTTCCTCGATCTCGGCCCGGATGCGCTCCATCGCCCCGGCGTTGCAGATGGCTGACGCGGCCAGATAAAACGCCTGCAGCGCCGGCGTGGCCTCTTCCGGATTCGTCACCACGGCAAGCACCTCACCAGTGGGACCTTCCATGCTGATCTTTGCGGTGAAGGTGTTCATGCGGATGCCTCACTTTCAAAAGGGACGATGCCGAGAGTCGCAAAAACAATCTGATGGACCTCTTCGAGGGTGGCCGACGACACAGGCTTGCCGACCATGCACATGAGGCGGCTAGTCAAGAGACGCTTGAGGGCGATTTTTTGACGGCGCTTTGGCATGCGCCGGATCCGCGCGGAAAACTTCATACAACCCCCGTGACCGAGTTGCGCGCGCCGTTGCAAAGCCGCATGAACGCGCCGAGGTCGTAGCGCTCCAACACCTTGGCTGCCGGCGGCGTGCGCGGCTGCGCGATGGAAAGCTCCATCGGCCAGTAGAGGAAGCTGTCCTTGTAGCCCTTGTTGGGCGTGGCGGTGAGTTCGCCGCGCTCGCGCATCTCTTCCAGCAGGCGGCCGGCAGTATTGAAATGGCAATGCACGCCCGCAACGACATCGCGGAGGGTGCTGCCGGGGTACTGGGCCAGGAATGCCTGGATCGTGGCCGGGGTGACTTGGGTTGTCGGTGCGCTCATCGTGTTCTCCTTGTTTTAAGCAAAAGGGCCGCCCTGGTTGTCGTCGCCCATGCGCTTCAGGCCCTGCAAGATATGCAGCGCGAGCGTCATGTATTGCTCGACCTGAGATTCCGTGGGCGTTTCATCGCTGTATTCATGGATGCGCTGCAGGGTATCGCAGACGCTGCAGCTGCCGTAACTGACCTTGACGTACCAGTATTCGCTGGGCTGATATCCCTTAGCCCCGATCACATACACGAGCGTGCCTTGATAATCGCCATCGTCAATTTCATAGACGCGGTTGGGGTCAGGGCTATCGTCGTACTCGTCATTGGTTTGGAGAATCGTCACGACTGCGCCGACGATGTCCTGATACGATCCGGGATGGGCGGCCGCGAAAAGCGCACGGAGCTTCTCTTTGTGCGCCTCGAAGCGGGTGATGAATTCGGCGATCATTTGCGCACCTCGGCCAGCGGCAAGACGATGTCGCTCTGGTCCTGGCGCTTCACGCAGTAGGTCTTCAGCTGCCAGTCCATTTTGCTCTGTGGATACCCGGCCTGCAGGCATGCCGACGTCGCTTCCATGCGCTTGTAGATGGCGCCAATGCTGAAGGCCACGATGGCGCCGAACGCCAAGATGGCCAGGATGGATGCGACATCTCCCAGTTCCTTGCCGTTGATTTCGATGTTCATCATGCTGTTCTCCAGGTGGTGGTCAGTGTCCGCAAGGCAGTTCGCCGGCGGTGTTGGTCTTGGCTCCGCAGGAAAGGCAGGTGCGGGGCGGCGAGAGAAGGATGTCCAACGCATCCAGCGCTTCCAGATCGGTGGAGGGCTGGAGCGTGAACGAGATGCCGACAGGCACCTCGAACAGCTGGACAGGCGCTGTGAATCCGCCCAAGCCTTCAATCGTGCAGACGATTTCGCAGTTCGCTACTGTCATGGTGGCCATCACGCACCGCCTTTCTGCGCCGGGCGCTTGTTCCACAGTGCAACCACGATGTTTTTCGCATCCTGCTCAGTGGATGCGCCGTATTGGTCGGAAACGCTGGCGTAGCAGCTGTCGCACGCGATGTTTGCTGTGAATGTGACGGCGTCAACCTGATCCACAGAGTCAAGGCGAACCTCGGAACTTCCGCAGAAAGGGCAGTCCGCCAGCCGGTATTGAGGAATCAAGCCCATCACGCGCCCTCCCCTGCAATCACCGCCTTGATCTGCTTGGTAGGCCAGCCGGTGGCCTCGTGGATGCGGAGGATCATCATCGGGCCGACAGGGATGCGGTTGTTGCGCATCTTGCTGATCACCGGCGCGGCAACGTCCATCTCGCGCGCCAGGCCGGCGTCGTTCTTCAGCACCAGGGTGTTGATGACCTTGTCGAAAAGGGCCGCGGCGCTCATGCTGCACCGCCTTCCTGCACGGCCGGAATCTTGGTGAATTCGCGCACGAGGACAAGCCGCTCTTCTTCTTTCACAGAGACGTCATAGGCTTCATCAATCCAGTCAATGGCCTCGGGATTGGAATGCTTACCGCCTCCGTAGTAAAAATTCCAGCCGACCCAGGTTCCGTCGATGTACTTGGCCGCCACAGCCTTGACCTCGAAATATCGGACGTAAGGCGTCGGCAAGCCGGTCTCAACGTCGCCGCCACGGATCTCATTGATGGCGTCCCACTTGTTCTCGTCTTCGTCGTAAAGCCGGTCGATGTTCTCGACCGTGACGCCAGAAAGCTCGCGGCCATCCCATTCAGCCAGCTTCAGCAAGATCAAGTGCTTCAGTTTTTGCGTCGCATCCATCTTTCTCTCCTCGGTTAGTTTGTCTGTCCCAGCAGGTGGCGCAAGGACCACTGCAGGGGGCTCATGACTTCGTGATTCATGTTCGGCGGCAACGAGAACTTGCGGCGCACCACTTGGCGGTCGGGATCGCGAACGGCATCAGTGGGCAGATCGCCGGGAGCCCAATACCGAAAGCTCTTCCCGGTGACCACTCGCGACAACCGGCCGACTTGGCCCATGTACTGGATTGCCGACTTCACCTGCTGGAGCGGCAAATTGCATTGATCCGTAACCCGTGCGGCCAGCTCTGAAAAGGCGAGGCCACCCTCTTTCCGCAGTTCCGCGAGGATCAAAGCGTGCAGCTCACTGCGCCTTTCCGCCGCCGATCCTTTCGCTGTGGTTTTCACGCTGCCTCCCTGTTACGCTTGCTGAAGCTGAATTTCTGCCGAAGCAGGCATGCGGTGGAACAGCTTGGCCATGTCCTGCATGCCGCCAGAACGATGGGTGTCCTTCACGCGCTTGATGGCGCGGCTTGATTCGGCCTGGGTGCAGTAGCGCAGCTGGATGCGGTAGAGGTCGCGGGCTTCTCGCAGCAGGATCAACTCGGTGGCGTAGCAGGTCGACGTGCCGCGCTGGATCATCCGGCGCGCGATCTCACGCAGCGCCTCTTGCGCGCGCTCGAAGTCCGGGACGAAGTTCGGGCAAATCTGCAGGTGGGCCAGGGCCACGGCGATGTTCATTGCGCTGGCCACCATGTTCCAGTCGTCGCGCGTGGCCACGCCCTGGCGCAGCAGGTCGAGGGCGTCGTCCACCGGCTTGATGAACGCCTCCTGCTGGCCGAGCAGCAGCGTGTGCGCGCCGGCGATTGCCCAGTCCATGCAATTCGGCATCACGCCCTTGGGCTTGTATGCTTTATTCCTTGTCTTCTTTGCCATTCTGTTTCTCCAGCCAGTTGATCCGCTTTTCAATCTCTTCCGCTGCTGCCTTCTCGAACTTCCCGCACTCTCTTTCCGCCGTCATGCTCCGGAAGTGCGCCTTGCTCCGCTCCCTATCACACAGGCTGAAGCCGTGGCGCGCCATCTTCTGGCTGCTGTAGCCGTCGCCCGAGGTCATGTGAGAGCAGTCCAGGCATTTCATGCCTCAGCGCCGGCCAGCGCCTCGTCAGCAAACTTGATCTGGATCAGCGTCAGGGACTTGTCACCGCGCTTCTGGCGCGCCTTGATCTTCCTGGCCCAGTACTTGTGATCCGTCTTGCTGGTGGCGCTCTTCACCACACCCTCCGCCCCGTAGTCCTTCACCAGCTGCGCCGCCTTCTCGCGGGAGAGGCCGGTCTTGCCCGGCTCAGGGAGCGCGAGAACAGGCTTCGGGATGTCGCGCCACTCCCCCTTGTCCAGTTGCTCGTCAAGGGCGCGTTCCCAGCGGTGCTTGATCTGCGAATAGGTCATCTGGTCGAAGTCATAAGCCATGGGCGTAGCGGCCCAGAAAATGGCCGGATGGGACCATTTGCCCATTTCCCCACGCTTACGGGCTTCGATGCCCGCCAGAGCTTCGTAATAAGCCGCTACGGCCTCCACGGTGGGCTTGCATAGGCGGATGAACTGCGGAAGGCTCGGAGGCCAATCCAGGGTGTCCAGCTTCGCCACGCCGGCCTTCAGTTGTTCGCCAGTCAGGCCGGCCAGCTTTTCAGCCCAGTGGCGCTTTAGGCCTTCGGGGTCGATGCCCTTCCACTGGTCAGCGAACTTCGCGCCGTAGGCGAAGGTCATGCGCTGGAACAGGCTCTCGATCCAGTGGATCGGAAGTGCCGCGGCGCTAGTTGATGTCAATGAGGGTTCGCTGTTCATGGTTCTGTCCTGTCAGTGCTGCGTAGGTCTCTCGCCTGGATTTGTCTTTCGCCGACTCGTATGGGCCTGAAGGCGAGGCGCGTGCCTGCTGCGAAGAAACCCACTCGGGGTTGAAGCCAATCCAGCCGCGCTCGCAGCAAATGCGAATCCCCTGATCGGGGGTCATCCCGGCTTTCCGGATATTTCGCAAGACGCCATCAATTCCGGTCTTGGTCGGCTTGGCCCTCTTGGCCTTGCGCACCTGCAGCCAGTCAGCGGCTACTTGCTGGTCAACGCCCGCCTCGATCAAAGCAGCTTCCGCCGAATAGGCGGGAGCAACGGGTTTCGCCTTTTTCGCCGAAGGCGATGTATTAGGAATCAGAGAATCAGGAATCAGAGAATCAGGAATCAATAAATCAGGGTGTTCTTTAACTGTTAAAGAATCGTTAGAAGACTGTTTGACATCTGTTACAGGCGCGTCTTTTAACGAGACAGAGCCAGTCGTGTATCCGTTTTTACCCCGCTCATGAACCCACAATTTGCCGTTTTGGTCCGGCAAATCGCTGTCTTTTTCAGTTCCATGAGGCGTCTGGTGCTTTGGGAAGCTGACGATGTGAATCACCTTCACGCCGGCCGCCTCGTACCGCTGTATGAAGCCCTCATTGCACAAGGTGTCGAGCATGGCCTCGACATCGGCAGACCGGTCGTAAGGAAGCGCCTGCACTGCGATGCGGTTCGGACGGTCTTCAAGCCGCCCCTCGCGATCTGCGAGCATCCACAGGTAAATGAACAGCAGGCGCGTCAGAGGCGGCAAGGATGCGAGATCCTCGTTCACCATGATCGCCGGCTTGATATTGCGCGCACGAGCCATGCTAGACCCCCATTGCCGAACGCATTTCCTGCTGCCAGGCTGTCCAGTTGCGCGCTGTCAGCGTGATTTGCTTCATCTCACTGATCTCCAACCCGGCGTGATAGCCCTCTTCCAGGAGGCGGAGGCATTCGACCTGATTCACATAGGTGAATCTGTTGCGAGCTATGCCTCGAATGTAATAAAGATCACGCTTCCAGTCGGGTTCGGATGCCATGCGGCAAATACCGCCGATCTTGCTGAATGCAAGTGCTACGCTTTCGTGGGTGAATTTCCCGTCACCCTCTTCCAGGTAGTTGGCGCATGTATCGATGGCCGCGAGAACCTGCTGAAGGCCGAACTTCTCGATGACCTTTTTCAGTTGCTTCTCGCCGTGATCGTTCAGCGAATATCCGGGGACCAGGTTATGCCAAGCTTCGGATGCGGCCGCAAAGGCGACGTCATCAATGTCCCGCATACCCTCGCGCCATGCGAGCATCTGCTCCAGCTGCTCGCGGCGCTGGTTGAGTTCTTCGAGTTGCGCGCGCTGCTTCGCCATTACCGAATCGTCGGACAAAAGGCGATCGCTCTTGCCGCCGTTGCATTCAGCGCAGGCAGTGATGTAATTCAGAATGTCGTTCTCTCCACCCTTGCTAACCGGGTGGATATGGTCGACGTGCAAAATCACTTCTGGCGCGCAACGCCCGCAGTATTGGCACTTGAAAGAGTCCCGTTTGAAGACTTCGAAGCGCGTCTTCTTGCTGATATTTTTTCTGGTTGCCATTAAACCGCCTGTCCTTCCGCCCGCGCTGCGAGCAAATCCCTCAATTTCAATTCATAGATCCTGCGGATGGAGCGCAGGTCGTCATGCGTCCAGTTGCGTGATTCCTGGTCAGATTCCAGGGCCTCGACGGCCTCAAGGCCGATGCGCTCGATGAGGCCCAGTCGGTAATCCACCGCGCGGCCGGCACCGTATCGATTGCACTGAACCAGCTGGGCGTGAGCGTTGCGCTCGTCAAAACGGAGGTGCGGCGCGCTGCCGACGGACCGGTAATGACCGGCGTCCACGTTGTGCGAGTTCAGGCCCTGGCTGCCGGTCAGCGGGCGTCCGCAGCAGATGCAAGGCTGGAAGGCATCTCTGGCCCTTATGTACCTATTGAAGGCCGTCTGCGCCTCCTTGATCAGTTGGGGCCGCGGCTTCATCGCTTCCTTCTTCGCGCGATCGGCGACACGATCGGCACGCATCGCCTCCCGCTCGCGCTTCTCGCGCTGGCGCTTGGCCCATTCAATCGCGCAGGCCGGCGAGCAAGCCACGTGCGACATCGAAAGCTTCACGTACTTGGCCTTGCAGACCTTGCAGGAAACCTTTTTCGGCTCGCGAGGCTTATCTGCCTTCTTGCGGGTGAGTTGGGAGCGGGTCATTTGTCGAACCCGTCCAGAATGCTGGCCATCATGGCGCCGGCCTCTTCGGCATCCAGGTGGCGCCACAGATATGGCGCGGCATGGTCGCCGTGCAGGAAGGCCAGCATTTTCTTGTGCAGCTCGCGCATTGCCACTTCTTCGAGGTCGGCATAGCTTGTGGAAAGTGGCAACGGCACGATTCCACCTTTGGCACCAGGCACCCATTCCACATGGCCCGCGCCGATCTTCAGCCAGTCACGGAAACGTTCGAAGTCACGGAAGCGTTCCTGCCCATCAAAGACAGCCTGCTCCATAGCCATGTGGAAGCGATGGAATGGGCCGCTGCGCGGGTGGCGCGTGTCCACCGTGGTGATCTCGCCCTCTTCCAGGCCGAACCAGGTATTCACCACACGGCGCCAGCGCTTGTGGTGCTTCTCGTCCACGCCGCGCAGCACTTGCGTCAGCACCTTCTGGCCGATCTGCTTCTCGGTTTCGGTGAGGCTGATGCTGTGGTCGCGCATGATGAGGGTCTGCGTCATGCGGCCTCCTGGTCGTCAGCCAGGGAAAACAGGTCATGGTTGAACTGCTTGGCCTCGGCCAAGTTCTTGATTGCTTGGCGCCAGTACGATTCCTTCAACTCGGAACCCATGCCGCGACGCCCCATTTTCACGGCGGTATAGATTTCGCTGCCGATGCCCAAGAAAGGCGTGAACACCAGATCATCCGGTGCCGTCCACAAGTCAATCGCGCGCTCAATCACGTCAAGCTGCAGCGGGCAGATATGGCGCTCGTCGTCTTCCTCGCGAGCCTCGCGGTGATTCAGAGTGCGATTCGGGTTGATATCCATCCACACAGGCGAGGCATAGCGCTGCCACTTGCTTACCGGAAAATCTTCGTGCGTATGGCTGACCGGCTTCGGGTTGTCGCCGGGCTTGCGCATAGTGACCAGGTAGTCAGGAATACCCTGGCGGCTCATGGCGCTGTCCTTGCGGATAGTCTTGTGCAGTAGGCCGAGGGCCTTGGTGCGTTGCATGGCGGTCACGGGGTCTTTCCAGATGCAGACTTCCGAGTGATAAATCCAGCCGGCATCAGAAAACATGCGGATGAGTTCGCCGCGGAAATCGCGGATGCCGATATATCCGTCATTGACCTTTGACGTTGGCAGATTCATGCAGTGGAACGAGAGCAGGCGGCCAGGCTTGGTGATGCGGTACAGCTGCTGAATCAAGAACTGGAAGTGCTCATAGAACTCGCTGTGACTGGCGCAGTTGCCCATGTCACGGTCGCTGTTCGAATAGGTGTATAGGCTGGCAAACGGCGGCGAGAAGATGCTGTAATCGATGGAATCCGATTCGATTTCGGAGGCCAGGTCGACGCAATCAGCCTTGTGCAGTTCATAGCCTTCGCCCTTGAAAACGTCACGCTGATAATCTGCCTTCTCAATGGCCGAACCGAAAATCTCCTTCTGCATCATCTGGCGCATGTGCGAGACCATCTGATCTGCCATTTCGGCGTTCTGCGCATCCTTGCGCTTGATGTTCTCCACCACAGCGCCTTCAGATTCGGCGGAAACGATATGCACGTGCACCGTGCGCTTCTGGCCGAAGCGGTAGAAGCGGCGGATCGACTGGTAATACTGTTCCCAGGAATCGGAGAGGCCGACAAATGCGGTATGGTTGCAGTGCTGCCAGTTCATACCGAAACCAGCGATGGACGGCTTGGTGACAAGGACGCGCAAGGCGCCGGCCGTGAAGGCATCAATCGTTTCTTCTTTTTGCTCGACGGAATCAGCGCCCTTCACATCCTTGGCATCAGCGATCATGCTGACCAGCTTTTCGCTTTCTTCATTGCGGTGGCACCAGATCACCCACTGTTCGGAAGAGGCATTGACGATTTCGGCAATTTTTGCCACGCGCTCTTCAATGGATTCTTTGCGGGCCTGGTTGCGTTCCATCAGGCCAGTGGCAGGCTTGGCAAACAGGTCATCGACTGGCGCCGACTCGACCACATGCCCCGTGATTTCCAAAGGCGGCAGCACATAGCGGGCGCCGTCATAGCCGATATCGGAAGGGTTCTTGATGCAGACTGCCCACGAAGCCATCCACTCCCAAAAACGCGACTTGCCGTGCCCCTTCAGAATCCACTTCGAGGTTTCGCCGCCATCGTGGGTAAAGAACATGGCCAGCATTTCTTGCATCTTCATCAGGCCGAGGAATTCCACCTGGTTGCCCAACTCCATGAAATCGTTAGGCGAAGGTGTTGCGGTGCAGGACAGGCGGTAAGGCACCGATGCCGCAGCTTCAATGATCGAATTGCGCGTGGCGCCGGTGGCATTCTTCAGGATTGAAGATTCATCCAAGACGATGCCGGAAAACTTGCTCAAGTCGAACTTGCTGAGCATTTCGTAATTGGTGATGTTCACGCCAGGACGGACGCCAGCTTGATCGCGGCAGTAGTGCACGCTCACATTGAATTTGCGGCCCTCATTCACGGTCTGATGAGCAACGCACAGCGGGGCCAGGATCAACACATCGCCATCGGTATGGTCTGCCACGTGCTGAGCCCATACCAACTGCATGCCGGTCTTGCCCAGGCCAGTATCAGCAAAGATCGCGGCGCGGCCCTTGCGGAGCGCCCATTGCACGATCACCGACTGAAAATCAAAAAGGTCAGCGCTAACCTCTTCAACAGGCACATGAAAACCGCACGGGATAGCTGCCAGCTGCTTCGATGCCAGGAATTGTTCGTAGGTGAGTTCGCTTGTCATTTTGTCTTCTCGTTATGCGCGGAAATAGGTAGCCACGATATGGCCATGTGTCTTGGGGGAAGCAGCCGGCCGGCTGCCGCAGCGAGTAATCCAGCCGCGCGACTTCGCCGCCGAGGGCATGACGCCCCAAGCCTTGTTTGACACCGGGCAGAGTTCCGGGCGGTGGTGCTCGACGTAGATGCGGAAGTCCTCAATGGCGAAAGCCTCGGTGCGGACCATCAGCCAGTCATGGAAGACGGGGAGGATGTTGTCCAGCCAGCAGTCGCCAGCGTGCTCCACGGCCAGGGCGATGCCCTCTTCACCCTTCTGGCGGCCGCGCGAGGAAAGCTCCTTCAACATGGCGTTGCTGGGGACCTTGCTGATGTCGATGGTGGTGGTCATACGCCCTCCACCTTCATCGCGGCTTGGAAGAGGGACATGAATTCCGGCATCTTCCTTGCCAGTTCCGCCATCGCACGCTTGCGCTTCGCCTCTTCATCAGACAGGTACTTTTCGATGAGGAAGTAGATGGGCGTCATGTCGCCAGTCGCAGCCAGATACTTTTCGAGATCATCCACCGACATGCGGCGCGGGTCGTCCGGGTTGCCCGATAGCTTGCGCGACAGGTCCGACTGGCTCATGTCCATGTCCGCCGCAATGGTCTTCAGCGGGTTGCGGTGCGTGTAGGCGCCCTGGCGGATGCAGTCCAGCAGACCGGTGAAGCGCTCGGTCAGGCCGGGAGTGAAATCGAGTGTCAGCTGGGTAGTGGGTTGAAGCGACATGACAATTGCCTCTACTTTCCTGTACGAAAAATTCGAAAATAAAAGGCATCAGGAAGATGCCTTGAAAGATTCAGGCGGAGCGAGAAGCCATGATTTCGTCGCGCACGCGCTTGGCACGGTCCATGGTTTCGAACGAAGTGCGGCCGCCGCGCTCGCCCTTCTCAAGCTGGCAGACGTAGGCCTGGGAGATTTCCAGCTTCGCGCCGACCTCGGCTTGAGTCAGGCCGATTTCGCGCAGGCTTTTGATGATGTCGGAGAGGGTTTCCATAGCGATGCGTGGTTATTCGTGTTCCTCCAATATAGCCTACGCTATAGCCAAAACGCAAGGCATTATTAGCGCAGGCTATATACGAATTTGTTATAACTACCGCTATGAATAGCCTCGGAAACAAAATCAAAACCCGCCGCCAAGAACTGGGCCTGGATCAGGTCCAACTGGCCAAGAGCGCGGGCATATCCCAGCCGACCCTGGCCAATCTGGAATCAGGGAAGAACAAGCGCAGCAAGTTCTTGCCAGAGATCGCGCAAGCGCTGGGCCTGTCGTTGGCCGAGCTCATGCAGGACGAGCCGGCGAACCTCCCGCTGAATTACACGCCGGTGATCGAGCATGACCCGGACAACGATGAATTTGCCGAGATCAGGAAGGTGAAGTTGCGCTTATCAGCTGGAATCACGGGATTCGACGCCATACCGGACATCGAGGACGGCAGGCCGATTACTTTCCGCAAGGAATGGCTTATCAAGAAGGGGTACGCCGCCGAGAAGCTGATTGCCATCGGCGTGAAGGGCGAGAGCATGGAGCCCACGATGTCAGGCGGGGACACGGTGGTTATCAACATCGCAGACACCATTCCCAAGGACGGAAAGACCTATGCGGTCAATCTGGACGGGGAGGCGGTCATCAAGCGCATGAGCCGCCGCTTTGGCCGCTGGTTCTTAGTTTCGGACAATCCCGACCAGCAGCGCTACCACCCGCACGAATGCACGCAAGGCAACTGCATCGTGATCGGGCGCGTGGTCATGCTGCAGCGGGAAGATTTCTAAATTCAGTGCTGGGGGGGGGAGATGAAAAGGCTTTTTGCTTTGATTGTTTCGGCGGCAGTTCCGTTTATATGCCAAGCGGCCAATTGGGTTCAGATCGGCCATTCAGAAAATATGACCTTGCTGGTTGATGCTGAATCTATTGGCAAAGCTGATAATTATGTAAAGGCATGGTTCATCTACGACTACAAATCCATGCAGGCATTAGGTAACGGAAAGAAATATCAGTCTACGCTTCTGATGAACTATTTCAGCTGCAAAGACAAGACGATGATGACAAAACAAGTTGTCTATTACACAGGGCCTGCAAAATCTGGTGACATTGCTTTCAGCAACAGCTATCCATTGCTGTCCTCATCAATGGATGACATTGTGCCCGACTCAGTCGCCGAAGCCGGCTTCGAAGTAGTCTGTAAAAAATAACCCGGTCGCCCATGGCCGAATAAGCCGCCTCCGGGCGGCTTTTTTTCGCCCTCATTTTCTATATTCCAAAGCTAGCTAGAAAGGCATTTGCATATTACCCATTGATATAGCCAAGGCTATAAATAAATATAGCCTTTTGTATAGCTTGCGCTATACTTCATTCCATCGCAGCACACAACGAGATGGAGGAAGAAATGATCAAGCACAGCAAACAGCAATGGGTAGTCGGCCAGTTCGTCAAGGTCGGTTTCGTGTCCAACCTGATGGTGGTTGCGGCCATGCCGACCCCTGGCGACAACGCACCGGATGCATACCTGCTGTCGCGCAATGAGCAGTTCTATTCCTTCGTTCCGCACAACGGCCTGACCAAGATAACCGGCGAAGAAGCACGCGCCATGGTGGCAGAAGCCAAGGCACAAGCTGCTCGCGCCGAGAAGAAGGCTGCCGAACAAGCTGCCAAGAGCATCGCGCACATCGCGCTGGTCAGCGAACTGGCTTTCGGCTGATCGGGTGAGCGCGATGTCCCTGCCGACCAAATTCCCCGCCGTACCCAATGGCCTGATGCTGATTCCCTACGTCACCAGCGTGGGCGATCTGCCGGTTGAGCTGTACGGCACGTTCTGCCCGTTCTCGGAAGAGTTTGAGGCCCAGGCCATCGCGATCAACGTCGGCGGCCAGGTTGTCGACCTCACCGACGCACTGAGCCAGCGTCTGCTGGACAACTTCAACCGCGAGATGCGCGCCGCTGGCATCGGCAAGCAGTACGCCGCCGAGCGGGCCGAGGATGCCCGCGCCGTGCAGCGTGATGAGCACGAATACGCCGGTATCTGACCACCAATCACAGGGGAATTGAGATGAGCAAAGTGACCGTTCTGAATTCGCACATTGAATCCGGTTGGGCACTTCGCGCTAGGGCGCTTGGCATGAAAGTAACCAGCGCGCCGGGCAAATTCGGCGACGAAGTGTTCCTGGTAAAGCGCGACGGTGACGCGGTGCAGCTTCGCCAGAACACGCAAGCACGTCGCCTGCTCGACATCACCGGATTCACTGGGAAACAGATCGCCATCATCGAAGACTTGAAGAAGTGCGGCCTGATCGCCGCCTAACCACCACAACGCATAGAGATAGGGACAGAACATGATTGATATGCGCCGCGTTGATGGGCTCCACGTTTTGAGCCTCGACACCACCACAGACATCGCCCATGTGATCCACACGCCAACCGGCAAGTCCGTGCTGACGATTGATAGTCATGGCGCTATCCGTGAGGCGGATGGAACGCCCGCAGGCAGCATCTACCTGAAGCGCAATGAATGGCACTGCGGAAACCTGCTCGGCATTGAATGCACTCCGGTGCCGTTTATCAAGGTCGAAGGCGTCTTTGATATTGAGCGCGAGTTCGCCGCAAAGTGGATCGCGCTGAAGGCTGCAGGAGCCCCGCAATGATCCGCGCCATCCGCATCCTCTGGCACCGCCAGTCCATCAAGAACGCCACGGGCATGCTGGCCGCCGCGACTTCGCAAGAGCGTTCGGTTCTGCTGCGCGACATCGCGGTGAGCAAGCTGCGGCTGTCGCAGTTGGAGGGCTGACTCGTGGCCTATCAATACCGTGAAGCCGCCGATCCGCCAAGCAGCGAGGTTCGGACCTGGTGGCCTGATGGTGAGAAATATGAAATCAAGTGCAGCGACTGTGGCCAATGGTCTCCTGCTCTTGATTGGGTTGATGGTCATGTTGAATGCGAAACATGCGGCGATCACAACGCGATTGAATGCCCGCACTGCGGTGAGCCGATTGACTACGTTTTTGGGCGCGACAGCGTAGAGCGGCGCTTGATGGTGATCTGATGCTCCTTCTCATCCTGATCGCTGCCATGTGCAGCACCACCACCCCGCTGAAGCCTGACGCATGTGCAGATGCCGCAGGTAGCGGGTCAGAACCGGCGAGGCCGGGACAACTGGACTACGGCTAGATGGCGGAGTTTCAAACAGGCCTGCATGCCTGGGTGTTCTCCGAAACAAAACACCGAATTTGATTCTGGCCAGCGCCCCGGTATCACAGCGGCACCTGTGAGTAGACCGCCCTGGCGTCGATAAAGGCCAGGGCCAATATCTGGCAGGTGTAACGGTTCATGCGTCCGGAGCACAGACGTTGCAGCGCGGATAAACACCGCCCGGCCAGATATTGGCGCGAACCATTCCTTCGCTGTTGAAACATGCAGCGCAAGCAGAAGCGCTCGGCCAGGTTGGGTGACCTGGCCGCCCTACTAAGAGGAGAGAACGATGAGCCATTTGCATTTGATCGACTGGCGCGCACGCGTTGACTGCGGAAAGCGCCGCCCCGCCGTCCGCCGCTTCGTGCGCCGCATGAAGGCTGCCCTCCTGTTCGCTGCCTTCTGGATCGCCGCTGGCGTTCTGGCCGTGTGCGGCGGCATCTTTGGATTGGCCGTCATCCAGCATCTGCGTTATTGGGGAGGTGCGTGATGGCACTGACCAAGGACGAACGGCGGGCGCTGGAGTTGGCGCGGGAGTTGATTGCGAGCGGTCGCCAGGAACATATCTGCTTTGCGCTGGATGACGCTGATGGCGTCGACCACGCGGCCGCCTACCGCATCAAGGCATACATACGTTACCAGCTTGGCGGCGGCTGGCGCGGTCTTGACGACTGGCAGCACGGAAATGGCATTGACCGTGAAACCGACGAGCAAGTCCGCGCCGACCGCCTCGCCTGGATCGACTGGATGCTGGGGAAGCCGTTGCCGGGCGAACAGGTCGTGCTGACATGGGATGAAAAGATCGGCGGCACATCGGAGGCCGAATATTGCGGCCGCTTCTTCTCGATCATGCCGCGTGAAGATGGCTATTCGGTCATTGAGATTGAAGACCCGGAAAAGGCTCTCGGCCGCCGCATCTGTCGCATCGCTGTCGGTATTGAGCGCGGTCAGATTGACGCCGCCATCGTCGCCCACGTGTGGCCCGAAGCATGAAGGCCATCTTCGCCACCGCCCTGCTCTTCTGCTTCTTCGTGAGTTCTTTCACAGCCCCGATTGAGCAAGAGAAGAACGAGCAAGCACAAGCCAAGGCAGAAGCAAAGCTGAAGGCGCGGCTTTTCACCAAGTTTCCTGACCCGGCGATAGCAGCAATGCTGCCGCCGGCCCAAAACAAAGACTGAGGATAGACATGAACGCGATTGTGGAAATGGAGCCGCAGCAGTTGCAAGTCGCGCCGCGCGCCGGCAGTGACTCGCAAGTGATGATGCGGCTGATCGAGGCCGCCATGGCCAAGCCGGATTTCGACATGGTGAAGCTGGAGCGCCTCCTGGAAGTGAAGGAGCGCTGGGACGCGGCCGAGGCCAAGAAGGCATTCGCCGCCGCGCTGACTGCCTTCAAGGCCGAGCCTGTAGAGATCTTCAAGCGCAAGGAAGTCGGCTACAAGACCAAGGAAGGTGATTTCGTCGGTTACAAGCACGCCGAACTTTCCGACGTCACTGACGCCATCGGCCCGGCCATGGCCAAGCACCAGCTGAGCTTCCGCTGGGACATCCACCAGAACAGCGGCAGCATCACTGTGGATTGCATCGTGATGCACGTGATGGGCCACTCCGAGAAGGTCACGATGACCGGCCAGCCGGACGCCAGCGGCAAGAAGAACGCCATCCAGCAGCAGGCATCAACCATCACCTACCTGCAGCGCTACACCCTGCTGGCGGCCACCGGCATGTCCACCAAGGGACAGGATGACGATGGCGCTGGCGGTGCGGATGATCAAAAGCAGGATCCTCAGCCACCCAAAACCCCCATGACCGATAAGGGCTTCAAGCGCGCTCTCGAAGCGGTGACTGCTGGAACCTATACGGTTGAGCAGATTCTGGCATCCAACACCGTCACGCCAGATCAGGAAACCGCGCTGCGCGATGCCGAGAAGGAGCGCGCAAAGTGATCCTCCTGCACCCGAGTTCCATCGGCAAGATCATGACTGATGCGGTCAAGATTGACCCCGAGCTGCTGACTCCTGATCTGGCCGAGATCAGCCGCAAGACGAAGAAGACCGACGAGGACAAGGCCATTCTCGCGCCGCTGTGGGAGCAGACCCTTTCGGTCGGTGCCAAGACCTACCTCAAGTCGCTGGCAAAGCAGTCGGTTTATGACGTTCGTTTCGAGGTCGACACCAAGTACATGCGCAAGGGCTTGGCCTGCGAGCAACAGGCCATTGACATGCTGAATGCACTGCTGTTCAAGCGGTACGTGAAGAACACCTTGCGCCTGGAAACTGATCTACTTACCGGCGAGGCCGACATCCTGCCGCCCGGCGAGAACTACGGCCGGGACATCAAGGTTTCGTGGAGCCTGGAGACGTTCCCCTGCGTGAAGGAAGACGCACATGACCAGCTCTACGAATGGCAGATGCGCGGCTACATGCACCTGTATGACCGCGACGAGTGGCATGTGGACTACCTGATGCTGGACACGCCCGAGGAACTGTGCCGGTACGAGCCACCCGAGATCCATCAGGTCAGCCACATCCCGCCGACGCTGCGGCATACCAGCTTCACATACAAGCGCGATCTGGAATTGGAGCGAAAGATGCTCATCAAGTGCCGCCGCGCGCAGGAATACATTGAGCACATCAAGACCCAGATCATTCTGGAACACGAAGAGTAACCCCCTGCCCGCCGCCCCAGCGGGTCGCCCTGGTAGTCGGCCGGAAATAGGCTGCCACCTACATGGCCACCCCGAGCCACAGATCGGGGAAACATCAAAGGAGAAACGCATGCAACAACTGCAAATCCCACCGCTGGCTGAAGGCGAAACCTATATCGGTTCCATCGGCGACGCTCAAGGCGAGGTCTATCACGTCGTGCTGCTGCCGGGCGACAGCGAGCCTGCCAGTCATACCCACCAACTCGCATGGGCTCAATCCATCGGCGGTGATCTGCCGAACCGTGTTGAACAGGCCATGCTCTTCGCCGGCCACAAAGCCCTGTTCAAAGAGACTTGGTATTGGAGCAACCAGTTGGACGACGACGGCTGGGCCTGGATTCAGGTTTTCCACAACGGCGGCCAGTGCTACGGCCTCACCAGCCGCGCGCTCCGCGCGCGTGCCGTCCGCAGATTGCCCATTTGATCCTTTATCCATTTCTTGGAGAGCGCAATGAGCGTAGCCAAGCATAAGGCAGAATTCCTGGCCATGCACCTAAAACCAGGTGAACACTATGCCGGCATTCTGCTCGGCCTGAATGGTGAGCCCGACCAGCACATCATTCTGCTGCCAGGCGAGACCAAAAAGCCCTGGGAAGAAGCCAAGGCATGGGCGGATAGCATCGGCGGGGAACTTCCCAAGCGCCGTGAGCAATCGCTGCTATTCGCCAATCTCAAGGCTGAATTCGAATCGGCCTGGTACTGGTCGAGCGAACCGAATGGCGACGGCTGGGCCTGGCTTCAGCATTTCTACGACGGCCTCCAGTACTACGACCACACCGACCTCGCGCTCCGCGCGCGTGCCGTCCGCAGATTGGTAATTGAGTAATTTAGCTATTTAGAAAAGTCAGATGGCCACCCATACACATCTTCCGATTTACAAGGTCGCATACGATCTTCTCGACGTTGTCACCAACGTCGTCAAGAACATGCAGCGCGACTTCAAGCGCTCCATCGGGGAGAAGATTAGCAACGAGTGCATCGAAATCACGGTGCTGATCTTCCGCGCCAATGTCGCTCAAGACAAAGGTCCTCACCTTCTGGAGCTTTTGGAGCGCCTGCAGGTGGCCGAGTTGATGCTTCGCTTGTCGATGGACAAGCGGCTGATCTCGCGCCCAGCATATGCCCAGGCAGTTGATCTCACCACGAGCATCGGAAAGCAAGCCAATGGGTGGCGCCGTGCCGCAAATCGCCCGCTTCATGGAGGTCAAGGCCGTCATGACTGAGCGATCTTTCAATCTGGTCGTGCCGCTGGCTCACAAGGCCACCGACATGCGCACCGCAGATACCACCGAGAGTCATCGGGTTCGGTCTGGCGCAGTTTCTCCGCTGAAGATTCGGCAGAGCGACGTGGAAAGCACGATGGATACGGCTGGGCCTGGAATCAGAATTTCAACAACGGCAACCAGAACAACAACCACACCAACAACGCGCTCCGCGCGCGTGCCGTCCGCAGGCTGGAGCACACCTGACTTTTCTTTCTCTGAGCTTGCTCAGGCCTACTTCGATTGCCGGCGCACGAAGCGTAACAGCCCCAGCGCATTGGCATTCGAAGTCAATCTGGAGCGAAATCTGCGCTCTCTGCATGATGAGCTGAAGAGAGGCACCTACGCCCCTGGCCGCTCGCTCTGCTTCGTCATCACTCGCCCGAAGCCGCGCGAGGTTTGGGCGGCCGACTTCCGTGATCGCATCGTGCATCACCTGCTTCACAATCGGATCGCGCCTCGGTTCTATGCATCCTTCATCGTGGACAGCTGCGCCTGCATCCCGGGTCGCGGAACATTGTATGGCGCAAAGCGGCTGGAATCAAAGGTGCGCAGCATTACCCAGAATTGGAGGCGCTCCGCTTTCTATCTGAAATGCGACCTCGCCAACTTCTTCGTGAGCATCGACAAGCGCATTCTCCGTGATCTGCTGGCGCGCCGCATTGCTGAGCCGGCATGGATGGGTCTCGCCGAAGCCGTGCTGTTCCATGACCCCCGCCAGCACTTCGCCTATCGCGGCGACTCGGCGGCGCTGCATCTTGTGCCGCCGCACAAGCGCCTGACCAACCAGCCGGCGCACCTTGGTCTGCCCATCGGCAACCTGTCTAGCCAGTTCTTCGCGAATGTCTATCTGGATGAGCTAGATCAGTTCGTTAAGCACCGCCTGGGCTGCCGCCACTACATCAGGTATGTCGATGACTTCCTGCTGCTCCATGAATCGGCCGCTTGGCTGAACGATGCAAAGTCACAGATCGAGGCGTTTCTCGTTGACAAGTTGGCCGCTCGTCTCAATCCGAAGAAAACCATTCTGCAGCCAATTGAGCGTGGCATCGACTTCGTTGGCCAAGTCATCAAGCCATGGCGACGAACTCTGCGCCGTCGCACGTTCAATGATGCCATTCGGCGAACCAGAAATATCGCCATTGATGAGGCATTTGAGACCGGCAACAGCTATTTCGGCCTGATGCGCCAGGCATCCCATGGTCACCACGACCGTGCGCTTCTGGCGAAGGAGCTAATGCGCCACGGATACAGCATCAAGTCGGATCTGACCAAAACATACCGGAAAGGAAAGAAATGACCACCACCCCCATCGCCTGGCCGGAAGCGCAGCGCATCTGCGACATACCGGAAGTGCGCGAAGCACTGGACAAGTTCGCGGCCGACGCGCACGAAGAGAACATGCTGGCCATGGTCAGCTTGATCATGGGCCATGCATCTGCCCAAGGGCGCGCAGCAGGGCTGGAGGAAGAGCGGGCTGCGTTCGAAAGGTGGTTTGCTGCCGACACGGTTCCGGGTTCTCAAGGATTTTTCAGCCGCGATCCATCCAAACCTGACGAGTATTCGATATTTGAGGTTCAGTGCGAATGGCGTGCATGGCAAGCCCGTGCCGCTCTCTCCCCCACCTCCTCTGATGCAGGGAAGGATGATGCACTGGATGCCGACATGGTTTTGATGCCGCGTAAGTTGACCGCTAGGAATGGCGCGAAAGCAGCGCTGGCTGGTGAATTTTCAGAGAAGGTCGAAAGGAATTGCGCTACGTGCCATTTCGAGGAGCACGACGACGATTGCCTGGAATGCAAGGGCGAAGGAACGTGGACGCAGATTGTCCCGGTGTCGTGGGAAAACATCAAGCGAATCTATGAAAAGGCGGTCGAGCATCTTGGAAAGCCCGTCGCCATTGACGCAGCCATCGCCGCGCAAGGAAAGGAATAATCCATGACCATGACAACCGAGAAGCTGGCTAGCATGCTGGCCGACCACGAAGCGCTGGAAGGCGTATCCGAGTGGCTGAAAACGCAAGAACTGACGATCAACATTGGCCCGGTGCAAGGCGATCACGATGAGCATGTGGAGTCGTCTGCCGGGTGGCTGTTGCGTTTGTGCCAGACCGCCCTAGCAGAGCGCGCACTGGAGCCGGAAGAGAAGCAGGCGGATATCTTCTATGCCGTGCTGAATCCGGGCGGAACCGAAGGCGTCTTGTTCAAAGACAAAGCTGATGCAGACTTTACGGCAATCGGAGATTGCGAAAGTTGGAGCACTCCGACAATAGGTGAGGCATTCCGCGAGAGCTATGCTGAGGATGGCGCGATGTCCGTGCGCCAAGTCGTGCTGCAATCGCCCGCCTCCCAGCTCGCGCTACCAGCAGGGCCGGTGCCTAAAGGTGCAGTGATATCGCGCCGCCTGCTGTTGAAGGCGATTCAAGCGATCAACTATCACCTTGAGCCGGAATCGCCTGAAGAGCACGAACAGACGATGAAGGAACTTGGCGCACTGCTGGACCGCTCGCCAGCGGTGGCGCAGCCGGTGGCGGATGAGCGGGAAGCATTCGAACGTGCGGCAGGCAAGCAAGGTGAGCATGATGCACGGTTCGTCAAGAACTTCGGCTCCGAGGTCTATTTCCGTCCGCATATCGCAGCTATGTGGGAAGGCTGGAAGCTCGCCCGCGCCGCACTCTGCCAGCCAGCAGAAGAAGGAGGGAAATCGTGATTGCTGTTTGGGTTGAAATTGTCTGCTTCGAATGCGCAAATGTCATTACTGGACGCTGGTCTTATGAACGAAGTATTCCGCGAAAAGAATTAGCAAAATCGGCAAAGCTTTTAGGCGCTCATTTGAAAGATAAAGAGCATTATTGCTCGACCTGCTATCGCCGCAGTTTGCGTGAAAAGGCCACCCCATGACCCCTACCACCGCCATCCAACGCGCAGAGCAGCCTGTATGCTGCCTCTGCGGAATGACCGGGCATTCTTCGGGTAAGTGCCAGTGGGGGAAGCGATGAGCTATCAGGTTGATGCATTTGCTCCGAATGATGCGGAGAAAACAATCGCCGTATGGTTCAGTTGCGGAGCCGCCAGCGCTGTCGCAGCACTGAAGACGCTGGAGAAATACAGCGGACAATACACAGTGAGGATCATCAACAACCCGGTTATCGAGGAAGACGAAGATAACCTGCGTTTCAAGCATGACATCGAAACCCTCCTTGGGGTAAAGATCGAAACCGCAATGAACAAGAATTATCCGAAGTGTTCGGCGGTTGATGTTTGGCAGCGCAGTCAGTTCATGAGCGCACCGCACGGTGCCCCGTGCACCACTCAGCTAAAGAAGGAAGCGCGTCGCCAGTGGGAGCAGGTCAACAACCCCATGCACCACGTGCTCGGATTCACAGCAGACGAGGCCGATAGGCATGAGGATTTCGTTGCATCGGAAAAGGACATATTGCCTGTTCTGATTGATGCTGGCATTACCAAGGCCGACTGCTTCAAGTTTATTGCGGAGCAGGATATCAAAAGACCGCGCATGTATGACCTGGGCTATCCGAATGCGAATTGCATCGGCTGCTCAAAGGCCACAAGCCCCACGTACTGGAATCATGTTCGAAAGGTGCATCCGCTCATTTTCCGGGAGCGCGCAGAACAATCACGCGATCTCGGGGCAAAGCTGGTGCGCGTGAACGACGAAAGAATTTTTCTTGACGAGCTTGACCCGAATGCACAGGGCAGACCCATGAAAAACATGGATTTCGAATGCGGCGTGTTCTGCGGAAAAACAAAGGAAGATTAAGGACCCCATCATGACCGACCAAGAGATTATTGAACTTGCTGAAAACTCGTGCGACGAAAAATACGATAACGATGTCGAGCACTATTTTTCTAACGCTGAACTCGTGATTTTCGCCCGCGCCCTTCTCTCCCGCGCCATCCCAGAGGGGCACATTGTGGTGCCGAAGCGCCCTACGAGACAAATGCTGATCGCCGCAGGCTTTGACCGTGAAGATGGTGAAGAGCAATGGGAGGCCATGCTTAAAGCTGTCCCGCCGATCACGATCCAGACATCTGGCGTATCAGAAGAGAGGATCAATGCCGTGGAGAAGCTATTGCTTGCCGCAGAGGAGCATTTTGACTACGGCGGAAGCGAAGACAGCGATGGCGTCTTGTACCCTGGCCACGTTGATTTTCCAAAATTGCGCGCTGATGTCCGCGCTGTATTGGCAGCAGCACCGGCGAATAAGGAGGGATGATGGAAACACCGAAATTCGGCGAATGGATACGCGGCGTCTTCGCCTCTGAATCCAACCCGCAACGTGATGGAATGTTTGTCAGAGAAAAGATCAACAGCGGGCGCTTGAACCCTGGCAAGTGGTGGGAGCTGACTGACGGAAAAGGAAAGTTCTGGAGCTACCCGCCAACAAGCTGCATTGCAATCCCCTACGCTGGCGCGCCAATAACCCCAGAGCAGATCGATCAGCGTGATGCTGAATGGGAAAAGCGATACGGGAAGAAAGGATAGAGCATGTCTGAATGGATTGAGTGGAAGGGTGGGGAAATTCCGGTAGACCCTTTAACCATAGTTGAATACCGTGTTTCAACGCGCGCAGTTAAAGGGATGACATTTGAAAATGTAGCGTGCAAATTGAAATGGTCAAAACGAACGCCGATCATCGCCTACCGCGTAGTCAAGGAGAAGGAAGAATGCTAGACCGCCTCCTAATCCTCCTGTGGAAAACATTTTATACCGTACTCTTCGGAATACCTGATTGGGTGAGGGAGAGGAAGAACCGGAAGAAGGAGCAAGGATGAGCATCCTCGTATTGAATCTGAAGCGCATCTACTTCGACAGCATCCGCATCGGCACCAAGGGCGAGGAATACCGCCTGTGCACGCCATACTGGCAAAAGCGCTTGGCCGGTCGCGACTACGACGCGATCGAAATCCGGCTTGGCTATCCGGCAAATCATGAACTGGAAAAGATCATGACATTCGCATGGCATGGCTACCGGCGCACGAAATTGACACATCCGCACTTCGGGCCTGAAGAGGTCGAAGTCTACGCAATCGACCTTTCGGAGAGGTTGTCATGAGCACAGATCGCGAGTTGTTGGAAATGGCTGCTAAGGCGGCGGGGCTCCACCATGACGGTGTTGGATACGCATCTGCAACTGGAATGCCTATCAATTGGGACTCGCTGGAAGACGATGGTGATGCTTTCCGACTACTGCGCCAGGTTGACTATGGCCTGCTGGTCGAAGATGGCATCGTCAAGATCATGAACAACTTGGGCGGCGGCGTACTGTTTCTGGAAATCCGCGATGCCGATGAAATGACCGTCATCCGGCGCGCCATCACCATGGCAGCAGCTGCCGCATGGAGGCCGGGAGTGCATGATGGCCGCTAGCCTGATAAAACTCGACCAGGCGGCCAAGATCCTGACTGTCTCGCGCCGCACGCTGGATCGATTGATTGCGGCAGGCCAGCTTCACCGCATTCAGGTATCTGCAGGCCGGTATGCAATCCAAGAAGAAGAAATCACCAAATACATCACTGAGCAGACGACATGGGAATCACCTACGACGAAGAGCGCAAACGTTATATCGTTCGAATCCGTCGACGCGGGGCGTCAGTTAAGAAATCGTTTGTTACAAAAGCTCAAGCCGAAGCCTTCCAAAGCGCAGCGATGCAGCAGATCTTCGAGCAAGGCGACCTTGGCAAAAAGCGGCGTTATACCCTTGACGAAGCCCTAGATCGGTACCTTGATGATGAGGTACCGAATCACCGGTCCAACGATCGCGTGAAGTCCAACATCAATGCGGTCCTCGAATTCACCGAAGGACTGTATCTGGACCAGATCGCGGAAGCGGCCGCCAGGGTGCGCAGCGCCAAGCGGAAGTCTCGCCGCCCGATCCCCGAGCAGGAAACGCCGGAGCAGCGCAAGGCACGGCTGCTGCAGTTGGCCAAGCTCAAGCCGCTCACCCCGGCCACGATCAACCGCCGCCTGGCCATCCTGCGGCGTGTGGCGAACCTGGCCTACAAGGAATGGCACTGGCTGGACCGCCCCATATCCATCCGCCTGCTGCCGGAGCACAACCAGCGGCATGAATACCTGACTGCCGACCAGGTCGACCAACTGGCCGCAGCCTGCCGTGAGCCGGCCAATCACATGACGATCATTGCGGCCTACACCGGCATGCGCCGCGGCGAGCTGCTGGGCCTCACCAAAGCCAACGTGCGCGGCGATAGCATATTCCTCGGGCTGACGAAAAACGGACGCCCCAAGATGGTTCCCATCTCGGCCAAGGTGCGCCCTGCCCTGGAAGCATGGATCAGCGCCGATAAACCGGACCCGCGCACGATCTACAAATACTTCCGGGCCGGGGCCAAGGCCATCGGCAAGAAGTCGCTCAGGTTCCATGACCTGCGGCACACTACGGCGAGCTTCTTGCTCAACATGGGCTTCGACCTGGCCACCGTCGCGGAGGTGCTAAGCTGCACGATCCAGAACGCGCAACGGTACGCGCACTTGAGCATGGAAAACAAGAAGCATGCCCTCAACGCCATCACCAGTTTCGGGGGCCAAAAAAGTGCCACACCCATGCCAAAAGCGCGAAAAATGCCAAATAAGCCAAGTTGA